GCTCGCTTTTTACACGCTCAGAATCCGGGACCTTTTTTCGAGGAGGGGGTGCGCGATGGGACGGACCGCGGCGCCCCCGGCTCTGCAGCTGATCAATGGCCGTGCGCCTGGGCGGGACTCGGGTGGCCGGAAGGTTCCGAAGGCGCCGGAGTTCCGGCGGATCCCGCCGAGGCCTCCGACGTGGATGTCGCGCGAGGCGAAGGCCGAGTGGAAGCGCGTCGTCCCGGGTCTGACGCGGCTGGGGCTGCTCAAGGAGGAGGACCGGGCGGCGCTGACGGTGTACTGCGAGACGTGGGCCACCTACGTCGACGCGATCCGAGATGTGCGGCGCAACGGGATGTCGATCACGACTGAGACGGGCGCAGTGAAGCGGAACCCTGCGGTGGTCGCGGCGTCGGAGGCGGCCGGCCAGTTGCGGGGGATGGCGCAGGAGTTCGGGCTGACGCCGTCGGCCGAGTTGAAGTTGGCGCGGCCGGGTCCCGATGACGGGGCCGGGAATGACGACGACCCTTTCGCCTGACGATGTAGAGCTGCCCGACGCCGACGAACTGGCTCGGCTGAAGATCTCACCCGAGGTCGCGTTCTACATGCTGTCGCGCGGGATTCCGCTGCCGGACTATCCGCCGCTGTTCAAGACTCCGGAGCCGCGAGACCTTCCAGGGGCACGGTTCGACCCGCAACGTGTCGACAAGCTGATCGCGGTTTTCTACGCGCTGCGGCACACGAAGGGCCGCCTCGCCGGTCAACCGCTGAAGCCAGACCCGTGGCAGGTCGCCTACATCCTGGCCCCGCCGTTCGGGTGGGTAAAGTTCGACGACGACCTGGACATGTGGGTGCGGATCTGCCGCACGCTGTACGTGGAGCTGCCGCGCAAGAACGGGAAGTCGACGATCGCCGGCGGCATCGGGATCTACATGACCTGTTCCGACGGCGAGGAAGGCGCGCAGGTCATCGCGGCCGCCACGACCGCCGATCAGGCGCAGTTCGTGTTCGCCCCGGTCAAGCAGCTCGCCGACAAGTCGCCGCTGCTGCGGAAACACACGAACACGTTCAAGAACAAGATCGTCCACAAACGGACCGGTTCGTACTTCCAGCCGGTCGCCAATGCCGGTGACGCCCAACACGGCGCCGACCTGCACAGCGGGATCGTCGACGAGCTCCACCTACACAAGGGCAACGACCTGGTGGAGGCGATCGAGACCGGCACCGGGTCGCGGTCCCAGCCGATGATCGTGTTCATCACAACCGCGGACAACTCGCGCAAGGACACCCCGTACGACCGCAAGCGCACCCTCGTCGAGAAGCTCGCGCGCGGCGTGCTGCACGACCCTGCGACGTTCGGCGTGATCTTCGGCGCCGCGGCCGACGACGACCCGCTGTCGGAAGAAACACAACGGAAAGCCAACCCCGGCTTCGGAGTTTCGCCGACGCGGGCATACCTGCAGCAGGCGGCGGTGAAGGCACAGCAGTCGCCGGCCGACATGGCGTCATACCTGCGGCTGCACCTGAACGTCCGGACGAAGCAGTCCGAACGGTATCTGGACGTCGACAAGTGGGACGACAACGCGAGCATCATCGACCCGACTCGCCTCGACGGCCGGATCTGTTACGGCGGGCTCGATCTCGCGTCGACGAACGACCTCTCGGCGCTGTGCTGGGTGTTCCCCGACGACGAAGGCGGGTACGACGCGCTGTGGCGGCTGTGGACCCCGGAAGGCAACCTCGACTCGCTCGACAACCGCACGTCGGGCGCGGCGAGCCTGTGGGCCAAGGAAGGGATTCTCACCGTCACCGACGGCGACGTCCAGGACTACGACTTCATCCGCTCCGCGATCACCCGCGACCGGGAACAGTACGAGGTCAAGGAGATCGCCTACGACCGGTGGAACGCCACCCACCTCGTCACACAGCTCACCGACGACGGCGCGCCGATGGTGACGATGGGCCAGGGATTCGCGTCGATGTCCGGGCCGACGAAGGAACTGCAGCGCATCGTCCGCATGGGCACCCCGCAGAAGCCGGTCCTGCGGCACGGCGGTAACCCGGCGATGCGGTGGATGGTCGACAACTTCGCTGTCGCCATGGATGACGCCGGGAACGTGAAGCCATCGAAGAAGAACGCCGGCGACAAGATCGACGGCGTCGTCGCACTGATCATGGGTCTCTCGCGAGCGATCGCGAACCAGGAGCCCGAGACCGAGGTTTGGGGGTTCATGGCATGACGCGAGTGTCTACGTCGCTGGCTGCGGTCGGCGCAGCCTCCGCGGTGGCCGGCGCGTTCGTGCTGTGGGGACTTGGCGTCGCGCTACTCGTCGGCGCGGGATTGAGTATCGCGGCCGCGGTGCTGTTCTACGACACAGCCGCCGGTGGCCGCCAGTGAGACTCATCGATCGGATGCTCGGCGCCCGGGCGGCCGACTCAGCCCGCGAGGGCACCCTGACGATGGACGACTACGCTGAGTTGTTCAACAGCTTCACCTTCAACGGGCTGAGCTACGGTCTCGGCACCGGAATAGGCGGCATTCAACAGACACTGGCCGGTCAGACAACAGAGCGCGCCGCGAACAACTTCGTCGGCCTCGCCCAGGGTGCGTACGCGGCGAACGGTGTCGTGTTCTCCTGCATGCTCGTTCGGCAGCTGCTGTTCTCGTCCGTGCGGTTCCGCTGGCAGCGTCTGCGCGACGGGAAGCCGTCGGACACGTTCTCGACCCCCGCGCTGGGCGTGCTCGAGCGGCCGTGGGTGGGCGGCACGACCCAGGACATGCTGTCGCGCCTCGAACAGGACGCGAGCCTCGCTGGCAACAGCTACTGGTTCCGCGACGGCAGCAGCTTGGTGCGGATGCGTCCAGATTGGGTCGACGTCATCGTCGCACCGCGGATGCTCGCCGACGGCCGGGGCCAGATCGGCTGGCGCAAGGTCGGATACGTCTACACCCCGAACGGCGGGGCTGACGGCGAAGACTCGGTCGGTCTGCTCGCCGACGAGGTTGCCCACTACGCCCCGATCCCGGATCCGCTCGCGAACTACCGCGGAATGTCTTGGCTGACGCCGATCCTGCGGGAGATCCAGGCCGATCACGCGATGACCCGGCATCAGCGCAAGTTCTTCGACAACGGCGCGACACCGAACCTCGTGATCAAGCACGCGGACGGCGCGACTCAGGAGAAAGTCGAACGGTGGGTGGAGAAGTTCGCGGACAACCACCAGGGCATCGAGAACGCGTACAAGACGCTGCAGATCTACCCCGGCGCCGACGTCACCGTCGTCGGATCGAACCTGAAGGACATCGATTTCAAGGACGTACGCGGCGGCGGTGAGACCCGCGTAGCCGCGGCGGCCGGCGTCCCACCGGTGATCGTCGGACTGTCTGAGGGCCTGGCCGCGGCGACCTACTCCAACTACGGGCAGGCACGACGCCGACTGGCCGACGGCACCGCGCACCCTCTATGGCAGAACATGGCCGCCACGATGGAGAACATCATCGAGCGTCCAGGCAACGACGTGCGGCTCTGGTACGACGCCGACGACGTGCCGTTCCTCCGCGAGGACGAGAAGGATGCCGCCGAGATCCAGAAGACCCGCGCCGCAACGATCTCGTCGCTGATCACCGCCGGATACACCCCCGAATCGGCTGTCGCGGCCGTCAACGCCGACGACTTCCGCCTCCTCAAGCACACCGGCCTGTACAGCGTGCAGCTCCAGGAGCCGGGCTCGGAGAACAAACCGACCACGACGCCCGGCGCCGCGCCGGACACCGACGACGAGGAGGACTCAGGTGACGACGATGGAGCGTAGAGCCAAGCGGCCACCGCTCGAAAGCGTGCTGCGTGAGGCACCTTTCGCGGTCCGAGACACCTCCGAGGAGGGTGACGAGGGCGGTGACGGTCTCACCCTCGACGGTTACGGTGCGGTCTTCAACCGCGAGACGATCATCGACTCGTGGGAGGGCAAGTTCAAGGAGACGATCGCCCCGGGATCGATGAAGCGGTCGTTCCGCGAGACGCCGCCCCGCATCCAGTTCGACCACGGTCGCCATCCGATGATCGGTTCGCTCCCGATCGCGAAGCTTGAGCGGATCGCCGAGGAAGTCGATCCCGATCTCGCGCCCGAGGGCGGCGCGCACATCGTCGGTCGCGTCTTCGACAACTGGCTGATGCAGCCCGTCCGCGACGCGATCGCCGCGGGGGCTGTCGACGGGATGTCGTTCCGGTTCTCGGTCGTCCGCGAGCAGTGGCAGACCGCCGACGGCAAGGTGATTCGCGACGACGAAGAGCTGTGGGCCGTCCTGCGTGCCACCTGGTACGAGGATGTGCCCGACGAAGAACTTCCGGTCCGGACGCTCAAGGAGCTGAAGGTTCCGGAGATGGGTCCGGTCGTGTGGCCGGCCTACGCCGACACCTCCGTCGGCATGCGGTCCCAGGTGATCGACCTGGGCCGACTCAATGACCCCGAGCAGCGAAAACTGCTCGCGCAGGCCGTGTTCATCGCGGATGCGGCCGAACAGGACGACGACGCGCAGCGAGACACCAGCGAGGTAGTCGAGCGCCCGGACGTCGACCACACCAGTGACGCGCAGCGATCCACCGCACCGGTAGGTGAGCGCCCGTCCAAGCGCGGCATGCGTGCCGTCGACCTGATGGTCCGCAAGTCACGCGACGTGCTGCTCAACATCGACAAGGAAGGCAAGAAGCTATGAGCACCATCGACAACCTGCCGGTGCACCCCCTCACCGGACTCCGCGCCCTCGGTATGACCAACCGCGGCCCGATCTGGCCCCAGTTGGGCGGTGACGGCAACGGTGACGGCAACACCGGTGACGACACCCGCAGCGGCCCGACCCTCACCCACTCGCAGTCGGTGAACCGGCTGCAGGAGATCAACTCCGAACTGGAGCGGCTCGCCGAGCTCGATTCGCTGACCCCCGAGGACGAGGCGTACTTCGAGGAGCTCCGCGACGAGTTCTTCGGCGTCGACGAGCACCGCAAGCGCCTCGAGCGCGCCGCAGAGCTCGCCCGTGTCCGGTCGGCGGCCGGCCAGATCGGCCAACCCGCCAGCCAGCGCCTGCGCATCGAGCGCGGCACCCCCGGCACCTCGCAGGGCTCGCGCGACGACTACGACCGCGACGCCATCCTCGAGCCCGACAGCATCGAGGACCACCGGTTCCGCAACCCGTGGGACCTGTCGAACGTCCGCACCTTCGGCCGCGAGGCCGGCGCCGTCGCCGGCGAAATGCGGGCCCGCGCGCTCGACGCGATCTCGAAGATGCAGGGCGCCAGCGACAACGTCCGCCAAGCGGCCACCACCATCGTCGAGCGCTTCGACGACAAGCACTCGACGCTGGCCCGCCAGTGCCTGCTCACCTCCTCGCCGGAGTACCTGCGCGCGTGGTCGAAGCTGGCCCGCAACCAGCGCGAGGCCCTCACCGCCGAAGAGTCGCGGGCAATGGCAGAGGTCCGCGCGATGTCGCTGACCGACGCCAACGGCGGCTACCTGGTGCCGTTCCAGCTCGACCCGACGGTCATCCTGACCTCCGACGGGTCGCGCAACGACATTCGACGCTTCGCCCGTCAGGTCGTCGCGACCGGCGACAAGTGGCACGGAGTGTCCGCCGGTGCGGTGTCCTGGTCGTGGGACGGTGAGGGCGAGGAGGTTTCCGACGACTCGCCGACCTTCACCCAGCCCGACATCGAGGTCCACAAGGCGCAGGGTTTCGTGCCGATCTCGATCGAGGCGCTCGAGGACGAGCAGAACGTCACCGCCGAGGTGGCCAAGCTGCTCGCCGCGGGCAAGGACGACCTTGAGGCACCCGCGTTCATCACCGGCACCGGCGTCGACCAGCCGAAGGGCATCGTCACTGCCCTGGCAGCCGTTCCGGGCTCGATCGTCGCCGCCGCGACGCCCGAGACGTTCGCCCTCGCCGACGTCTACGCCCTGCGCAGCGCGCTGCCCGCCCGGTACCGGTCGAACGCCGCCTGGCTGGCGAACGATCTGATCTACAGCAAGATCCGCCAGTTCGACACCGCGGGCGGCGCCGGTCTGTGGGCCTACCTCGGTGGCGATCGTCCGGACCAGCTTATCGGCAAGCCGGTCGGTGAAGCCGAGGACATGGACGACACCATCAACCCGGCGGTCACCGCAGCGAACTACGTGCTGGTCTTCGGTGACCTGTCGAACTACGTCATCGCCGACCGCATCGGTATGACGGTGGAGTTCATCCCGCACCTGTTCGGCAACAACAACCGCCCGACCGGTCAGCGTGGTTGGTACGCCTACACCCGCATGGGTGCGGACGTCGTCAACCCGAAGGGCATCCGTGTCCTGAACGTCGCGACCACCGTCTGACCCGGACCCGATGACGACCGAGGGGCGGTCACTCCCTACTCCGGGTGACCGCCCCTCGGCGTCCCATCACCTCACAGAGGAGAAGTCATGACAGTACTGCGCGCGCGAGAGGCGTTCGCCTGCAGCGATGCTCACGGCACGCCGCGGGTCGTTCGACCTGGCGACCTGTTCGATTCCACCGATCCGCTGGTGACCGGGCGGGAGACTCTGTTCGAGCCCGTCGAGGTCGCCACCCAGCGCTCCGAGGCCGTCGTCGCCGGCGGATCCAGCGTGGAGTCTGCGACGGCTGCGCCAGGCGAGAAGCGCTCGGTCTCGCCGAAGGTGACGACACCCGAGCCGAAGACCGCCGCCGCCACACCCGAGCCGAAGCCTGCCGCCACCAAGCCCACCAAGTCGGCCGCGACCTCGTCCCAGAAGGGCGCCAGCGGAGCGTGATCGACTTCTCCTCGCACCCGCCGCTGATCGCGAAGAACGATCTGCCCGAGGAGTACCGCGAGGTCGACGACGTCGTGTTCAACGGTGCAACCGCCGCGATCCGCGACTACTGCGGTTGGCACATCGCCCCGTCGAAGTCCGACGTGGTCACGCTCGACCACCTCGGCCGTCGGGTGCTGCAGGTGCCGTCTCTGAACGTGACCGCGGTGACCTCGGTTGTCGACGCCGACCATAGGCCGATCAGCGATTACGAGTGGTCCCACAATGGCTCACTACGCCGGGTGCGGGGCTGGCCGAAAGGGTATCGCTCGGTGACAGTGTCGTTCACGCACGGGTTCGCAGCGACACCACCCAGCATCGTGGCGGTCCTCGTCGACATGATCGCGGACCGCCTCGACGCCGCCGACACCGAGTCGAAGGTGACATCGGCCGAACTCGACGGCGCGAAACTGGGATTCGGTGGCACCGACCTCGATTCGATGGGCGCGCGACGCAACATCGGCGCCGCCTACGGTCACGCGCTCGACAGGTACCGCCTGTGAGCGCCCAAGACGTCGGGACCGCGTGTGCGGGCCCCCCTCACGCGGTCCCGGCTTTCCATGGCTGACCTGCTCGCCCGCTTCTTCACCCAGCCGTTCACAGTGCGCCGCAAGACCGGTGACGGCGCGGTCGGCCCCATCTACGCCGACCCGGTGACACTGCAGGGCCGCGTCAACGCCACCAACCGGCTCATCATCGACGACCGCGGCAACCAGGTGCTGTCCGCAGCGAAGATCAGCATGTCGATCACCGAACACGACATCCCCACCGGTTCCCAGGTCCGCGTCGGCGACGGGCCTTGGCGCACCGTCATCGCAACCTCCCGCCACCGCGGCGGGTTCCGCAAGTCACCCGACTACTACTCGATCGACCTCAACTGAGGAGGTGACCGATGGCGTTGGAAGACAACACCGACCAGGTCATCAGTCAGATCACCGACGCGTGGACCGTCGCGATGCAAGCCGGCGCCGACACGCTTCTCGAGAAGTCGAACGACCTGGTCCCCGTCGATGACGGCGAACTGCGTGACTCGGGCACCGCCGACGCCGAGGGCAAGCGGGCGGCCGTCGCCTACACCGCCCCGCACGCGATGAAGCAGCACGAACGCCTCGACTTCGACCACCCGAACGGCGGGCAGGCGAAGTTCCTCGAAACCGCCGCCCTGGCGAACGCATCAGCGATCGAGCAGGCCATCGCCGAGGCGATGAGAGAGCAACTGTGAGTGTCGATCCCGCCGACCTGGTGTCATCGCTGGCGCATCACCTCGATGATCTTGAGTTCGGCTTCTACCGGCCGACCGGGCCGTATCCCACCGACCTCGACCGGCCCGCCGTCACCCTGGGCAAGCTCCCGCAGAACATCACCTCCGCGGTCGCGATCAACCACTATCTGACCGACCCGGACGTGTTCACCGTCGAGCACAACCCGCTGCACCTCGTGCAGCTCCTGTTCCGTGAACCCGGACCCGACCCGCGTCCGGTCCTCCGCAGCGAGCGTCGAGCATTCCGCCTGCTGCACACTCTGACTTCCGGCTCCTGGCCGGGAGGAGTGTCACCGCTATCGGTGACGTTCTCACACGCCGCACCAGCCGATCCCGACGATGACGGGAACTGGACCAAGGCGGCCAACTATCACATCCGCCTCAACCCAGGAGACTGATCATGACCACACCCACCCCGCCGCTGAAGGCGACCAACACCGCCGATCTGTCAGTGGCGACGTCGGGCCAGGTCCGCGTAGAGATCGACACCGCGGCCCCGGGCGAGCCCGCCGAATGGACCGAGATCAAGGGCATCCAGCAGTGGGGCCCGAAGTTCGAACAGAACACCGAGGACGACACCGACGTGTCGACCGGTGGCTGGGCGTCGGAGTTCCCGATCGGCAACGCGTTCACCGTGAGCGTTTCGGGTCTCGTCAAGGGCGAAGAGGACCCGACGTTCGTCGTCGACCCGGGCGTGCAGGCGCTGCTCGACCACTCCGAGACGTACGGCAAGGCCGGTGTGGCGCATCTGCGCTACCAGCGCACCGACGGCATCCCCGAGGCGTTCGAGTTCTACTCCACGGTCAAGGTGTCCAAGGGCGACGACAAGCCGCCGGCTCTGCAGAAGTGGTCGGGCGACCTCACCGGCAAGGGCCAGCCGCAGGCAATCGCCAAGTGGACCACGACCCCTTGATCGCCGTGCCGGGGCCGGACCTCTTCCCCGGCTCGGCGCTCTACCCAGGAGGTAACTGATGGCGTACACGCCGAAGACCTGGGCCAACGGAGCGGGCGGGGGTACCCCGATCACCGCTGCGGAGCTCAACCGCATCGAACAAGGCGTCGATGGCGCTCACGACGAGATCAGTGACATGCAGGACGTCATATCCGGCCTCGCCGATCGCATCGCCGCGCTCGAAGCGCAGTAACCAAGGGCTGACCCCAGGGGGCCGGGGTCGGCCATTCACCCACACCACGAGGAGGGCCACCTGTGGGATTCAAAGATCTGAACGAGTTCTTCAAACCCGGACTGCAACTACCGATTCGGGGCAAGACCTACACCATCCCGTCGGTGAACGCCGAGGACGGGTTGCGTCTGCGGTTGCTATTCAGCGACCCGTCGGTGAGCCTCACCGACGAGGGCGAGCTGAAGGAAATCATGACGCTCCTGGGCGCCGAGTGGGTGCCCAAGATCGAGACCGTCAACGTCACCGACCCCACCACCGGCGGATTCGCTGTCGATGACGCCGGGAAGGTGCTGACCACCGAAGCCGACCGTGGTTCCTACCAGGGTGGGATCTACCAGGAGATGGCCGATGACGGTCTGTCCTGGGAAGAGATCATCCACGCCGGCAAGACCGCGCTGTTCAACGCAGGACTGGGCCGCACACTCGCCGAAGTCTTCTGGGAGACCGGGCTGGCGGAGGACGATTCGGGAAACTCGGTGCCCCCGAAACCGGGGGAGACACCCGAGCCCGAGTTCCCGAACAGGGCCACGAAGCGCGCAGCGAAGAAGGCGGCGCCGAAGAAAGCGGCGGCCAAGAAGGCCACCTCCGCGAAGGGCGGTACGGCCTCTTCGACCCGCGCCCGAAAGCGTACGGCGAAGACGACCCCGGCGGCGGAGACTACGACCCAGTAACCGGGATGCGCGACTGGTACAGCGTGCAGCGCGCACCCGAGTCCAACACCGCCGCCAGGATCACGTGGCCGGAGATCCTCGAGCAGTGGGTGTTTCTCACCCACGACCTTCTCGAGGTCTACGGCATTGATGTCGAGAGCGGTGTGCTCCGAGAGCGGACCTGGAAGTGGTTTGAGGACAAGGTCGTCGACATGCTGTTTCGTGGCCCGCGCCTGAGCGCGTGGCGCACTATCCGAGGAGCGTCGCCCGACCAGTGACGTTGTCACCGTCATCGCGGGCGGCGCACTCGAAGTCCTGGAAACCGGTCATCCCGCCGAAGCTGTTCTCGGCGTTCACCCGGCCGGTCACTGAGTAGGTCCCGTCCCCGTTGTCGACCACGTCGACGCCGTCGAAATCGGCTGAGTCGGGGTCCTTCAACTGTGCCTTGACGGAATCTTCGCAGGCACCCTCAGCGGCCGTCGTTCGCCAGGACTCGTCGTCCGAACAGCCCCCGATCAGTAGTGCGGCTGGCACGCCGATCGCCGCGCCGATCATTCGCATCTTCATCCCGCAATTCAACACCACGAGGAGGGCTGAGTAATGGCTATCATCGTCGCCGATCTGGTTGCTCGGCTGCGGGCGGAAGATGCGGGGGTCGAGCAAACTCTCGATCGCACGCGCTCGAACCTCCAGAGTGTGGAGCGGCAGGCGCAGTCGACAGGTCGCACTACATCCCAGATGGCGAGCGCGACCGCCGCCGCATACAGCCGCTCGCAAGCTGCGTCGACTCGTCTCCGAATTGCCGAAGATCAGCTCGCGGAGGCGAAGCGGACTGGGGCGACGAACACTCAGCAGCTGATGGCGTTGGAGGCGCGTGTTCAGTCTGCGCGCGCTTCCGCGATCTCGGCCACGTCGCGGTATCAGCAGGTGCAGCACAGCGCGGCGCGCGTGACGAACACGATGAACACGGCGAACCGTCAGGCGGCAACGTCGCACACAGCTGCCGCTGATGCGTCTGCCTCGCACACCCGCAACCTGTCGAACCTGCAGATTGTCGCGAGCAAGGCACGGCTGGCGCTGCAGACCGTCACGGCCGCGGCCGGCGCGACGGCGACCTTGAAGTTCTTCACCGACGCGGTGCAGAACGCACGTCGACTCGCCGCGCAGACCAACCAGCTCAACGTGATCTTCGGGGACAGCCGTATCCAGATCGAGGCGTGGGGGCGCGCCGCGGCGGACACGATGCGCATGTCCCAGCGTGAGGCGCAGGGGGCCGCAGTCCAGTTCGCGACCTTCGGTAAGGCCGCCGGACTGACGGGCGAGAACCTGGCTGCCTTCTCGATGAAGACCACGAAGCTGGCTGCCGACCTCGCGTCATTCCAAGGTGTGACGGTCGAGGAAGCCATCCTGGCGATGGGTAGCGCGTTCGCCGGTGAGACCGAGACGATGCGGAAATACGGTGTCCTGCTTGATGAGAACACTCTGAAGGAGGCCGCATACGCCCACGGTCTCGCCGCGACCGGGACTCAGCTGACGCAGCAGCAGAAGGTCGCCGCTGTCTACTACTCGATGATGGAGCAGCTCGACTACGCCCAGGGTGATGTCGAGCGGTCGAACGGCAAGTTCGGCGCCAGCGTGAAGACGCTCAAGGCGAGGTTCGAGGAGTTCTCCGCGACCATCGGGCAGAAGGTCATGCCGATCGCGCAGACCTTCATCGACCTGTTGTCCGGGCCCGGAATATCCGGTGCGGGTGAGGGAATCGGCATCCTCGCCTCGACGGTAGGTGTATTGGCGTCGGCGTTCAATTCGCTGCCCGGCCCGCTCAAGGCGGCGCTTGCGGCGATCGTCGCCGTGCGCGTTGCGCAGACCCTGTTGCAGAACCGCATGGCCCAGGGGCCTGGTGTGATCTCTCGCTTCGGTACCGCTTACTCGACTGCGCTCGGCTATGTGCGGCAGGCGAACCCGGGGATCTCCACCGCGGGCGCACACATGCGAACCCTGGCCTCCGGCGTGACCGGCGCGACCGGCGCCATGGGCATGATGCGCTCGGCTGGCCGCGGGCTCATGGCGACCTTGGGTGGACCGTGGGGACTGGCTATCGCCGGTGCGACAGCCATCCTCGGGTTCTGGATCGCGAAGAAGCAGGAGGACAAGGCCAAGTCGCAGGAAGCCAAGGCGGCGACCGAAGAGTGGTCGGAAGCACTCATCGAGTCGAAGGGTGCGATCAACTCCAGTATTCGGGCGATGGCGGCGAAGAAGATCGCCGAGACCGACGCTCTGGAGACCGCGGAAAAGCTGGGGATCTCGCAGCGCGAACTGATCGATGTCATCCTCCAGGGCCGCGGGGCGGTCGACGAGTGGTACGCCGCTCTGGTCAAGTCGGGCCGCATCAAGGAAGGCGCGTTCGGCGGCACGATCGGCGACATCCAGCGCCTCGCATCGGAGTACGACAACGGCCGGATGAAGGCCGAGCAGATCGCGAAGGCCACGGGCGATGTGCGGGTGTCCTTCGACGGGACAGCCCAATCGACGGGCGCCATGACCGAGGCGATGACCGAGTTCCAGGAGTCGACCGATGGCGCCGCGTCGAAGGTCGACAAGCTCGCGAAGGCGCTCAATCAGCTCACCGCCGACGGACAGACCGAAGAAGAGGCCCAGCAGGCGTGGGCCGACAACATCCGCGAGCTCAGCGAAGCACTGACCGAGGCGGGGACCGCGGCGGTCAACGCCAACGGCAAAATCGACTTCACCACGAAGGCCGGATCCGAGCTGCAGGACGCGGTCCAGAAACAGGCGGAGGCCTTCAATCAGGTCGCGTCCGCCGCCTTCACAGCCGCACAGGCACAGGGTAAGTCGGTGCCCGAAGCGGCCGAGATCGCTCGGCAGAAGCTGATCGAGCAGCGCAAGGCGCTCATCGACATGCTCGCCGCACAGGGCATGGGGATCGACACCGCGAACCGCCTGGCCGACGCGTACGGACTCATCCCGTCCGACGTCGTCACCCGACTCAACGTGCAGGGCTTTGACGACGCCAACGCGGGGATCGGAACCCTTCTCGTTCAGCTGAACTCACTGCCGCGAGAGAAGCCCGTCTCGGTGACAGCACCCGGCGGGCAGGCCGCGGTCGACCTGCTGAACAGCCTCGGCATCAAGGTGCGGGCCGACAACAAGAAGAACATCGAGGTCACCTCGCCGATGGCGCCGGCGGTGCTCGACCTGCTGAACCGGCTCGGCCTGTCGGTGGTGACCAACAACGGCAAGACGATCATCGTCACCGACAACGGCACTGCCGCGGTGGTCCAGTCCAACATCGACGCGATCCACGGCCGTCAGATCCGCGTCTCTGTCATCTACGTCGACAAGGCAGGCAACGAAGTCCGCGGCATCGACCCCAGCACCGGGGGCGTGCCGCTCAAGCCTGAGTACTTCAAGGAGCTGGCGCCGAAGGGCAAGGCCACTGGCGGCCCGATCGTCGGCCCAGGGACCGGAACGTCCGACGATGTGCCGCTGTGGGGGTCCAACGGCGAGTTCATGATGAAGGCCGCGGCCGTTCGCCGCTACGGCCTGCCATTCATGCACGCGGTCAACGCACAGCGACTCGCCACCGGTGGACCGGTCGGGCCAGCCCCGTCCGGCGGTGGCGACCAGGCGGCAGTCGCCGATCCGGGTACAGCCACCGTCGCCGTGCCGGGCATGGGCCTGCCGGCCGCGCTCGGCCAGGTCGCCGACACGGTCACCGCGGTCAAGGACTCCCAGCTCGACCCGGCGATGACCGAAGCCACCGCCGGGGTCACCGAATACGGCCTCGCGACCCGCGAGCAGACGGCCGCGGTGCAGGCGGCGTGGACGGCTACCGGTTCGGCGGTCACCACGGCCGCGGGCACGGTGATCGGTCCTGCGGTGCGCGGTGTCGGTCAGGTCGCGCAGTCGACGGTCGCGGGGATGGTAGTCCCGGCGCTCGCAGGCATGCGCAGCAACGTCGCGGTGACCGCTGCGGGAGTGCAAACGGCGGCGGCCGGGCAGATCAACCCGGCGATCGCGTCGGTGGGCTCGACGGTTCAGGGGGTACACGCGGGCACGGTCGATCCGGTGCTCGCTGCGATGCGCGGCGCGGTCGGCAACACCGCGGCGTCGTTCGGGACCGGCGCTGCGGCGATCGCCTCGCAGTGGAATTCGGTGCGCGAGGCCACCGCCGCCCCGGTGCGATTCACGATCGGGACAGTCTTCAACAACGGCCTGGTCGGGATGTGGAACTCGGTCGCCGACCTGATCGGCACGTCGAAGATGAACCCGTACCCGCTGGCGTTCGCTTCCGGCGGTGTCATGCCCGGCTACACCCCGGGCCGCGACGTGCACCACTTCGCCTCACCGACCGGTGGCAATCTCGCGCTGTCGGGTGGCGAGGCGATCATGCGGCCGGAATGGACGCGCGCCGTCGGCGGCCCGCGCGCGGTCGACCGGATGAACGCGCTCGCCCGCTCCGGCGGCCTACGGCGTGTGAAGGGCACCGACCAGTACCTCGGCGGGGACATGGCGTTCGCGTCGGGCGGCACTGTGCAGGGCGGCGCGGAAATCACCTCGGACATCCAGCGCACCATGTGGGATGCGGTGCGCACCGCGTTCCCCAACGTCGTCCTCACCTCCGGCACCCGCTACGCCGACGTCGGCAGCGGGTTCGACAACCACATGGGTCAGCGGGCACTGGATCTCGGCGGTCCGATGCCGGAGATCGCGCGGTGGATCTACCAGCTCAACCGGACTCAGCCCGTCGAGGAGCTGATCCACGCACCGCTGCAGGGTTGGCAGAACCTCAAGTCCGGCCAGCCGCTGAACTACGGCGCCGACACCGACGCCGATCACTACGACCACGTGCACTGGGCGATGGCCGCGATGCGGTCGTTCGCCGGGCGGTTGGTGTCGATGGCCGGCGGTGGCGGTGGCGCCCCGGCGATGCAGAAGTCGATGGCCACGGTCATCGAGGAGACGCTGACGCCGCTGCGCGCGCAGGTCGAGAAGAGCATGGGCGGATCGGTGTTCGGCGGTCAGATGGGGCAGGTGCCTCGAGGCGTGTTCGCGAAGATGAACGAGGCGATGACTGCGCGCCTGCGGGATCTCGCGACGAAGTACATGGGTCCCGCGATCGGTAGCGGCGGCGGGGACGTGGAGCGGTGGCGGCCGATGGTTATCGCCGCACTGCGCCGCAACGGATTCGAGCCGAACCGACGCAACCAGGATCTGATGCTCGCGCAGATTCAGTCGGAGTCTGGCGGCAATCCCGGGATCGTGCAAGGCGTCCAGGACGTCAACTCCGGTGGCAACGAAGCCGTCGGCCTGCTGCAGGTCATCCCGGGCACGTTCGAGGCCAACCGCGACCCGTCGCTGCCCAACGACCGCACCGACCCGTGGGCGAACATGAACGCCGCGCTGCGCTACTACCGCCGTCAGTACGGCGATGACCTCGGCTCGATGTGGGGCAAGGGCCACGGTTACGCCCAGGGCGGCACCATCCCCGGCACCGGCAACCGCGACACAGTGCCGATCCTCGCGACGCCGGGCGAGGAGGTCATCCGGAAGGGGCCAGCAGAGAAGAACCGCCCGATGCTCAAGAAGATCAACGAGGGCGGCGACGTGCGGGTGTTCGTCACCAACTGGCCCCGCGGTGTCGACTACACGGCGACGTCGCCTGCGGTGCCGACTGATCCCACCGCGACTCCATCGGTCGATCCGGCGCTGATGGGAACCGACCCCGCCATCGATCCCGCTGCTGCGGTACCGCCGTCCGACCAGACGGCCGCCGAGAACATTGTTGCCGCGGCCAAGCGCAAGCACACCGAGGCGGTCAACAAGCAGCGGCTCGCCGAGATGAAACTCGCCGAGGTACAGGGCAACCCGAAGTCGAAGGCGTCGCAGCGGGAGGCCGCCGAACAGGCTGTGGCGAAGGCGAAGAACGACGTCATCGCGGCAACTGAGAAGCAGCGTCTGGCCGAGCAGAAGCTCGACGAAACCCTGTCGTCGGCCACGGGCGTCCCCGCCACACCCGGGTCGCCCGGCACATCCGGGACGACAGGTGCGCCCGCAGAACCGCCGACGGCGTTCGCCCTGAAGCTCCGCAACCCGTTCCAGCCTTTCTGGTGGCGGGGTGAGAAGGAGTACCAGGAACGCATCATTCAGCGCGCCCGCGAACTCGAACAGGCTGAGCAGGAGCGGTACGGCGCCGGGTCCGGAACCGGGGACACCACCACGCTGTCGTCGATGCTCGGCACGGAGAACGCTGTGGCCGAGCGCAAGCGGCTGCTCGACGAGGCTGAGGGCAAGCTGCGGATCGCCCAGATGAAGCTCGACGAGGTGCAGGGAAGCAAGAACCCGAAGCCGTCGCAGATCGAGAAGGCCCGTCAGGACATCACTCGCGCCGAGAACGATGTCACGAAGGCGAAAGAGGACCTCGCAGTCGCGGAGCAGAAGCTTGCCGAGAATCAGGCCAAGCCCATCAAGCAGCCTGCCATCACGAAGATGTGGGTGGGCGGCACGGTGCCGGGGACCGGCATGAGTGACACGGTGCCTGCGCTGTTGACCCCGGGTGAAGAGGTCACCCGTCGGGCGATGGCGATCAAGCACCGGCGGCTGTTGAAGGCGATCAACGCCGACAAGGTCGCCCGGTATGCGTCCGGTGGCACAGCAGGATTCGGCGGGTACAGCGCCGACGACAGCGACTACATGAAGCCGACCAGTCTGACCGACTGGCTCGCGCTGGGCGTGGGCGGTGCGTCGTCGGTGGCGAGCATGGTCGCCCCGTACGCGCAGATGGTGCTGAGCGGGCAGGTCGACCTCGGTAACGCGCTGCCTCAGCTGAACACCGGCGCGAACGATCCGAGTGGCGGGTTCGCCACGAGTGTCGTGTCCGACTTCGCGAGCCAGATCTCGCAGCAGCTCAACGAGCTGATCCGTGCGGTCAAGGAGGGCCAGGACGTGCACGTCACGGTGCAAAACGATCAGTCGCCGAGCGCGGCCGGTCTCGTCGGCATGTCGATGGGGGTCTGATGCAGTTCGAGCCGCGCCTACGGCTGACCGATCTGTACGGGACGGGCTGGGAGTTGTCGACGCCGACCTGCCCGGTCCGAGTGCGGTCCATCAAGGGTCTCGACGGCGCTGAGTTCGAGTTCGACACCTCCACCGGTGTCGGTCAGCCGGGTGTCACTATCCACGGCCGCGACGACAAAGAATCGGTCATCGAGATGGAGGTGTGGGTCGGGCCCGTGAACCCCGGCGACGAGGCGCTGACACTCCTCCGGCGCTGGCGCAAAGGACTCGGCCGCGGGTGGGCGCGCAACGGGCACCTACTCAAACTCGAAGCACTGGCGACCGGGCGGTTCATCGTCGTGCGGCTGGCGTCGAAGCCGGAGACCCCGAACTACGCGCAGATGTACCACGTGGGTCGGACATCGGACGCCGTGAAGCTGCTGTCGGAGGAATCGTGGTGGCGCACCGACCCATTCGACAAGACATTCGCGTCGGCAGGGTTCGCGACGATCAAGGTGCCCAACTACGGCGACGAGGCCTCCTGGCCGTGGTATCGCCTGACCGGCCCGATCGGCAACATCGCGATCGGTATGGCTGGCGAGACCGTCACGCTCCCAGCCTCCTGCAACCTCACCGCGGGGCAGTGGCTCGAGATCGACACCGACCCCGACCGCTGGCACGTCACCCACTCCGCCGGCGGGGACCGCACCTGGAAGGTCGGCGAACGCTGGCGCGTGAAGGCGCCAGCTGAGGAGCCACAGATTCCGGTGACGATCACCGGTACCGGCATCACCAGTGCGACCACGCTGCGCGTCGTCGTCCCGCAACTGTTCCACGCCGCGCTATGACCGCGCCCGGATACGCCCGACCCAACACCTCTGGGCCGGGCGATTTCGACTACCTCGACCTCGGTCGCCGCAACAACCCGCGCATCGATTGGCGCCCGATCGGCCGCTACGAAGAGGTCGGTGTCAACTGGACGTGGGGTCTGGAGCCGGGGAAGTTCGCGTTCGAGCTCCACCCGAACCATCCCCTGAACGACGAGATCGCTCAGGCCGACATCGACAAGCACATCTACCACTTCCGCGCCGGGTTGCGCGGGATGCCGTTCACCGGTCGGGTGATGCAGCGCAAGCAGATCGGCACGGCGGGGCGCGAGAAGTTTCTCTACACCGGGGTGTGCAACAAGATCTGGCTGCAGCGGTCGTACGCGTGGGTCAACAACCTGTTCCCACCCGAAATCCAGATCTCGTTGACCGGCAAACAGGCCATCGTCGTCGGGCCGCCGGACCCAACGTTCAAGTGGTACATCGGAACTGCGATGACCCGGTTGAACAAGCCGGTGTACTGTGCGCTGCCGATCCGGTGGCCGTCGGCGTGGACGCAGGCCGACATGAAGGACTTCAACTCCCTCGAGTCGGTGCTCGACATGATGTTCAACGCGACCGAGGAGATCGTCGGGTTGATGGCCCGGTTCACCCAGCACGACGAGCTGTTCAAGCAGACGGCCGAACGGCTGGAAATGGGTGTCTCCCTGGATCTGTGGGACAACATTCCGACGTCGCCGACCGGCGGCCCGGCGCCGCAGGTGTTCCGCACCGACTCACTCGCCGCGCTGCAATCGATCATCGACCACACCTCGGATCACTTCCTCGACTTCTCCCAGTTGCTCAAACCGATCAACAACGGGCTGTTCGCGTTGCACCCCGACCGGGCCTGCTACGTGTTCGACACCCACGAGAAGCGCGACCGTCGCGAGGTGCAGTTCCGCACCGACAGCGAAGGTCAGATCGCGAACTACGAGCTGACGGTCAACGCGCCCGATGCCACCCGGGCGATCGTCGGCGGAAAAAGCCCGTCCATGGTCAACGACCTCATAGAAATCGGTGCGTCGCTGGCGATTACAGCGATCATCGGCGTGATCGCCACCATTCCCGGTCTGGCTGGGATCGGCGGGCTGTCGGTGTCCGTGGGAGATCTGTTCGACGACATCTTCTTCGCCTACCAGGTGTTCACCGATCACGACCTCGAGGACCAGCTCGGCGACGACGATGCGCTGCCCGAGGTCTTCGCCGACAACACCGCCGCCTGGTCGATCGACTCCTACGCCGTTGGGAAGACCACCCTGCACGAGCACGCCGGGAACAAGCAGCTCGAGATCACTGGCCGCTCCGGACGATCCGACGGGCTCGGTATCAGCTTCGGCGCCGACGACGGCACTGCGCGCCGCTACCGGCACGGCGACATCGTGACGTTCTGGGACCGCGGGAACACCGTCGAGAAGTACGTCAGTGGTGTCGCAGTCACCTCGAAACCAGGGGAGCGGATGCGCGAAGCGCTGACCGTCGGCAACGACAAACGCGCCAAGGGCCCGTGGACACGACTCATCACCGGCGTCCAAGGCGCCGGCCAGTGGTCGCGCGGCGCCGCGAACAGCACCTAGAGAAAGGGGCACCACCGCAATGACTTTCAGAACAGCCTACGGCTACAAGTACTCCGAAAACGGTTGGCGAATGTGCAACCGCGACGAGTGCGTCACGGTCACCGTCGCCGGGATGGGCCTGCACGTCCGCTCCGGCTACGCCGCCGAGGTGCTCGGCGCGTGGGTGCGCTGGTACCACGAGAATGTCGAGCGCATCGACCTGTACAAGCCGCTCGATGACTGGGGGTGGTCGAACACTAACGACGTCGCGACGTCGAATCACCTGTCGGGCACTGCCGTCGACCTCAACGCCACCCAGTACCCGTGGGCGCGGCGCGTGATGCCGGCCGATCGCATCGCGAAGGTGCGTCGAGGCCTGGCCTTGTTCGAGGGCAACATCTTCTGGGGCGCCGACTGGTCACGCGCGGACGAGATGCACTACCAGCTCGGCGCCGGTACCGCCGCCGGGGACGGGGCGTCGGCCAAGCTCATCGACTTTGTGCAGCGCCGGGTCAAGAACGGCCGGCTGACCGACTCGGTCGCCCCAGCTGCTCTCGACGTCGGGCGCGTGAACGCGTTCACGCAGGGATTCATGGGGCCGATCGGCTCAGACGTCAAGGACTCGCGCGAGCAGCTGTGCGGCTCGGGGTCTCGGGACCGCGGCGAGTTCGACGGCTGGCCGCAGCTCGGCCTCGGTACGTTCACCGACGGCCTCGCCGCAGTCCTCGAGAAAGCGGTGAACCGATGAACATCGCCAAGATCCGGCGCGGCCAGTGCGGCGACCCCGGGCCGTACGCGGCGCACTGCACCCTCGACCCCGGCCACCAGTGGAGCTGCTACGACGGCAGTGAGGACGTCTCCTTCAACCACCGCCAGGACTTCCGCCACGACTGCGACGACCCCGAATGCGAGCGCCAGCATTTCGAGAACGAGGGAGACTGACATGGGCACCTATTGGGCTGACGTCTCACAGTTTCAGCGAGCGGTCACCGACGAGTACCCGCATCGGGTGTTCTCGTTCCGCACCAACAGCGGCGACCAGCGCGACAAGAACGCGGCCGCGAACCTCGACTGGGCGTTGGCTGCGCTCGATCGCGGTGATCTCGACATCGTCATCCCGTACTACTTCTTCCGCCCGGGCGCCGCGAACTGCGACCTGTGGCGGCAGGTGGTCACCCGTGGCGGGAAGATCGATCCGCGCATTGTGTGCATGGTCGACGTGGAATCCGGCAACGGCTCCTCGCAGGGATCGATCCCCATCCGGGATCACTCGGCAGAGATCAACGATGAGATCGCCCGCGTTCGTGGCTGGTTGGGCGGATCTCGGGTGATCGGTTACTACAACCTGAAAGCCGATCCGGCGCTGTGGCGCTCGCGCGGGAACGTGCCGCTGGTCGTGCCGCACTACGGCGTCCGCCCGGGCGAGTCCTACGCCTACCCGAATCGGTTCGCGCACCAGTACTCCGACCGCGTGCCGTGCGCTCCGTTCGGGCCGTGCGACGCCAACTACACCGAACTGTCCATCCCACAACTCAAGACTCTCTTCGGAATTGGAGGCACCACCATGGCCACAGACGTCGACAAGATCAACGAGTTCACCCGCGCATTCAACGCGGCGATCGGCTCCGACACCAAGGACGTCCGCGAGCAGCTCGTCGGCGCCCGCGACCTCGTCTACAAGACCGTCGACGGCAAGAAGGTCGTCGACATCGAGAAGTCGTTCCCCGGCTGGCCGCAGCTCGGGAACCGCACCGTTGTCGACGCTCTCGCCGCCATCGGCGCAGCGCTCGGCATCCCCGGCTTCTACGACCCCCTCGGTGTCGTGAAGAACCCCACCGACAGCAAGGAAAACTGACCATGTCCGTCCCCACCCCCGATAACGAACTCGTCGACCATCTCCGGGACCAGCTGCAGGCGCAGCCCTGGTATGCCCGATTCTCCAACACCGTCACGTCGGCGGTCGGCGCCGTGGGGCTCATCGTGTGGCTGCTGGTGGCCAACGGTGTCGAGATCCCTGGCCAGTGGGAGACCGGCATCGGCTCCGGTATCGCGCTTCTCACCGTGCTCGGTGTGCTGAAGACGAAGAACGGGATCACCCCATCGACGGTGGCGCAGGTCGAGCAATACGCCGGCCAGCATCGGCGATAGGCGATGGAGGTTCTCGCGGGTCTCCCGTGGGCCGACCTTTCGGCCAGCGCTCTCCTCGCGCTGGTGGTTCTGTTCATCCTCCTCGGTCGGCTGGTGCCGAAATCCCATCTGGACCAGGCATATAGCGACCGGGATCACTGGCGCACCGTGGCCGAAGAAGCGACCGAGCAGAACCGGCTGTTGCTGGATGCTGCCCGGCCAGCGGTGCGGATCGCCGAGTCGGTGCAGCAGCAGATGACGGCGGGGAGCGAGTGATGCGCTGGCCGTGGCAGTGCCGGGGGGAGTCCGAAAGCTCCAGTGAGGCGCGCGCAGAGCTGGATCGGTTGCAGGCGCAGCGTCCCGAGGTGGAGTGGCTGGCGAAAGAAGGTCGCCGTCAGACCGATCACAACCACTTCGGCGAGGGAATCGAGAAGGCGATGAGACGGAGGTATGCATGAAGCGGGCAGCGAAGAGCGCGGCCGGCACCCTGGCGGCTGGTGCGGTGCTGCTGCCGGTCCTCGACCTCGTGGGTGTGGAGTCCCGGGTCGGGGCGAACGTGCTGATCGTGACGATCGCCGTGCTGTCGGGCGCGTTCACCCTCCTGTACGGATTCCGGTCGCAGTGGTGGCGCACCCACGCCGGGCGTGCGGTCCTCTACCTGTCGACCGCGCTGACCCTCTTCGCGGGGCAGGTCGGTATCTCGGCGTGGACGGGCTCGTCATATCTGTGGCGCAACGAAATTCGATTCGTTCTGTACTTCACGCTCGCAATGACCGTGGTGAATCTGATCTGGACGCTCCTCATCGAGCAGGCGAAGGACGAGCGATGACGACAGTGTTCAAGCTCAACGGCACGGGCGAGTCGCAGACCGGCCGCAACATGCTGTCGCCGGTTCCGGGTGAAGACTTCCGATACGTCGCCGAGATCCGTCCGATCGGCCTGCGCACCTACGCAGAGTCGGTGGCGGATGCGCGACGTCGCCTGCGCGAGCTCGACGCTGCGGGCGAGGATTACGTACTCACCGGGTACAGCCTCGGCGCCGCGGCGGCCGGCGACTTCGTGCAGCACGACCGACCGAAGCACTGCCGTGGTGTCGTGCTGCTGTCGGATCCGAAACGCCACCGCCGACAATGCTCCAACCCTGGTGTGCACGGCGGGAACTGGGGTGTCGCTGGGGAACGGTTTATCGACCACGTGCCCTGCTTTACGTTCACCATCCCGGACGATCCGATCTCGGCGTGCCCGGGCAACAACGGTATGCGTCAGATCGCGTCGCGGGTCACCGGGTTGCCGCAGGACCCTGGCCAGTGGTGGAACGCCGGGTACACGCTGCAGTGGTTGTGGAAGTACCTCGCCGACGGTCGCCACACCGCCTACGGGGTCGAGCAGGTGGGCGGGGTCACCTACCTCGATCTGGTGAAGCGCGCAGTTGAAGGGCTGGTCTGATGCCCTGGCGGTATCCGGGGAAGAAGCCGAACATCCCGCCGACGTCGCTGGCGCAGCTGTGGGAGCGGGTGCGGGACGCGGTGCTCATCGCGCCGTTTTCCTGGCTCCTCGCGCTCATCCTCGGTGGTGAGCCGGAGGACTGGGACACCCTCGACGAAATCGAAGCCAACCTTCTGCCTGCGCTGATCCGGTTGCCGGTCCGGGTGATCGTGCAGCTGATAGGCAACATTCCGGTCATCGGCGATGGTGTCGAGGACGCGTTTGCGAAGTGGCTCAAGAACACGAACACCACCGCGGTGTTCGCCTCCAACACCGCGGCGTCGGCGCGCACCGTGGCTGTGCAGACAGTGTTCAACCTGACCACCCGGCGGCCGTTCTGGCAGGGCCTGGACCCGACCGCGGAATGTGCGTTCCCGTACCCGTTCCGGAAGGTCGGCGACACCAGTCCCTCGGTTCAGAGCCTCACCAACTCCATCGCTCGGATCTCCAAGATCCTCGTCGGCCAAGACCAGATCCGGAACACAATCTCGTTCGGCGCGTACAAGACTGGGTCCCCCCAGCTGTACGCCGACCTGTACCGGTGGGATGCCGACGCCAACACCTGGCTGAAGTTCTACTCATCCCCGGATCTCGGCGCGTTCGTGTCGGGGTCCCTCAACCGCGTCACGGTCGAGTTCTCCGACGCCGGATACCCGATGGTGGCGGGGGAGAAATACGCCGTGCAGTGGCGTCAGGCCGGATCGGGAACGATCTACCTGGCCGCGGTGGTCTACGACCTTCTGCCTGCGCCGGGATTCTCGCCCGGCGCGATCGGCGGATCCCGGAACCCGACCAGCGACCCCGCGCCGGCGTCGATCTCGTACGCCGCGATGGAGAGCTACAACGACGGCAACACACCGTGGTTCGAGATCGGCTCCGACGTCGGCCAGCTCGACCAAAACCGTTACTACTCAGTGAACTTCGATAATCGGTCGTGGCAGAACTGGGTTCGCAACGCGGTCAACAACAATCAGCTCAACGTCAACACCGACGGCGTGGTGGAGTTCGTCGGCACGACCGACGGCATCCAGGCCGCGACCTACGGGTCCCCGACTCGGACGTCCAAGACTCGGGCGCAACTCGATCTCCTCGAGTCCGCGTTCTGGTTCTCCTACATCTCGGTGGGCCGCGACAACACCACCGACCTCAACGACCCGTATCTGGCCATCCACCGGAGTTCGATTCGGCTCGGCCGCGGCGGAACCATCCTCCAGGAGATGAACCTGTCCGCGTCGGACTGGCGTACCGGGGCGGGGTCCTACCGGGTGTCGATCGACCCCCTGACGGCCACCACCGCACGGATCTTCGGTGAGAAGTGGGACGGCATGGCGTGGCAGACCATCATCGAGGCACCCTCGGTGACCATGCCCCTGGACGCCGCTCACAGATTCGGCGGCATCGCGATCGGCCGAAGCCAGCTATTCAACGGGTCCCGCGTGGACAACTTCATTCTGGAGGACTGGTGATGAATACGAGCCGATCATGGAATCCCGAAATCCCCTGGCGCGGACTGACTATCTACAAGGGTCAGGATATCGACATCGCGTTCCGGTTGCGCCTGGCGCAGCGCGACGACGACGGCCGCATCATCGCGCGCGTGCTGTGGACCCCGCCCGACGGCACCACCGCCTACTTCGAGGCATACGGGAAAGGCCACGCGCCGATCCAGATCCCGTGCAACCTCGATGGTTCGCAGGTGACGACCCACATCGAGAGGACTGTGCTCGACACCATCGACAACGGTGACGAGTTCTGGCTGTGGATCAAGACGCCCGACACGACCAACGGCAACCCGAAACCGATGACGAGAGGACCGGTGACCCGTGTCGACCCCCCTAGTGCCTGACTGGACCGACAGCGACATCGAGATCGAGGTACCCGACAGCCAGGTCCAGGTGATCGACGCCCCGGCCGTCGAGGACGTCGAGGTCCTGGTGATCCAGGGCCGCGACGGGCAGGGCCTGCAGCCTGACGCCGCCGTCGACACTTACGCCGACCTGCCGGACGATCTCGGCCCGAACGACTCCGGGCAGGTGGTCTACGTCTGGTCGGACAAGCTGATCTACATCTGGTCGGGCACAGACTGGCCGGCCGAGGGGGCTGGCAAGGACATCCGCGGCATGCAGGGCGACCCGGGCCGCGGCATCGACGACGTGTTCGTCGTCGGTACGTCGCTGGTGTTTTCGATGTCGGACAACACCTCCGACGACGTGCCGGTCCCGGCGATCCAGCAGGCGATCGACTCCGCAGCCGCCGCGTCCGGGTCGGCGACCGCCGCGGACACCGCCCGGCTCGCGGCCGAAGCGGCTGCGTCGACCGCTGGGACCGCCGCATCGACGGCGACCACCGAGCGCACCGCGGCGCAGACCGCGCGCACTGCCGCCGAAGCTGCGCGTGACACAGCGACGAACCGGGCGACCGCGGCCAGCAACAGCGCCGACGCCGCAGCCACCAGCGAGGCCAACGCCGAGACGAGCGAGGACAACGCCGCCACGTCCGCAGCGGCCGCGGCGACCTCGGCGGGCCAGGCCGCCAATCGCGCGACCGACGCCGACACAGCTCGCGCCGCCGCCGTTCTCGCGCGCGACGCTGCAGCCGGATCCGCGACGGACGCCGCCACCTCCGCAGGCTCGGCCCAGTCCTCCGCCGACGACGCCGACGACGCCGGCACGTCCGCGGCCGCCGCCGCAGCATCCGCCGAAGAGGCCGCTGACGTCGTGGCGGCCGGGGTACCCGACGCCACCGACACCACCAAGGGCGGCGTCCGGCTTGCCGGCGATCTCGGCGGCACCTGGGAGGAGCCCACGGTGCCCGCGCTCGCCATGAAGGCGGACCTCGACAGCAACGGAAAGCTGCTGTCGTCGCAGATGCCAGCACAGGCCACGCACGAGTCGGTGGTCGTCACCAGCACCGCCGAGCGGCTTGCCCTGACCCCAGCTCAGGTACAGCCAGGCGACACAGCGATCCAGGTCGGGAACCCCGGCCGCGGCACGTACTCGCTCCAGGGTGCCGACCCATCCGACCCCGGGTCCTGGGTGCTCCAGGTCGCGCCGACAGACGCTGTGTCGAGCGTGAACGGGTACCAGGGCATCGTGGTCCTGGGGAAGGGCGACGTCGGACTCGGCAACGTCGACAACACCAGCGATCTCGCGAAGCCGATCAGCACGGCTGCGCAGACTGCGCTGGACGGCAAGGTCGACGAGGTCGCGACCGCGAACGTCGCCTACGGCACCAAGACAGGTGGCGTGCAGGGCACGTGGCCGGTCACCTCGGCAGCGACCGCCACCACCCTCGCGCTACGCGGCACCGGCGGCACCGTGGCCGTCGGCACGGGCACTGCCGCCAATCACGCGACGACCAAACAGCAGCTCGACGATGGACTGTCCGGGAAGTCAGACACCGGGCACGCCCACGACGCGGCCGCGATCGCGACGGGCACCCTCGACGCGGCCCGCCTCCCGGTCGGCACTGGGTCGACACAGGTGGCCGCGGGCAACGACTCCCGCATCGTCAACGCCGTCCCGAACTCACGCACCGTCACCGCGGGCACCGGCCTGTCCGGCGGCGGGACGCTGGACGTCAACCGCACCCTGTCGGTGCTGTACGGCAACACCGCCAACACCGCGACGCAGGGCAACGATGCTCGTCTCTCCGACACCCGCACCCCCACCGACAACACCGTCTCCACGGCGAAGATTCAGGACGGCGCGGTCACCCTCGCGAAGCTGGCCACCGCGGTATCGGTGTCGATCCAGCAGATGATCGACACCTCGGTTCTCGCCGCGCAGCTCGTCACGATCAACGCCCAGACCGGGGCGTACACCCTCGTCGCGACCGATGCGAACAAGGCCGTCGAGGTCACGTCCGGATCGGCTGTGAACGTCACGATCCCCACCAACGCGTCGGTCGGGTTCCCGATCGGCACTGTCATCGAGGTCGATCAGATGGGCGCCGGGAAGGTCACTATTGTCGGAGCGTCGGGTGTGACCGTGCAGTCCGCGGTCGCCACGCCGACGAGCCGCGCCCAGTACTCGGCGCTCGTCCTCCGCAAGCGCGCCGCCGATCTGTGGCTCGTCACCGGCGATCTGGCGTAGCCGATGGTTCTTCCGGCACCGCGGTTCCGCACCACCCGCAAGTGGCAGGCAAACAACGTCCTGTTCGACAACTCGCTGGTCGTTGAGGGATCGGCGACGACCAACGTGAACCTCACCGTCGGGGCGGGCGCGGCGATCATCGTGTTCGTCGCGGGCAACGTCACGAACGCGGCGCGCGTCGACGGCGTGCCGATGACCCTGATCGGCAAGACCAGCAACGCCGCCATGTACGCCATGACCGGGCTAGCGGCCGGCGCCCGAAACGTCCAGGTCGACCGCTCGGGCTCGAGCGCGCACATCGTAGCCGTGTCGTCCTACACCGGCGTGTCGACCATCACCGGCGGGGCGCTCGGCAGCGGGTCCGGGAACACCCCATCGAGCGCCCCGTCAGGGCCCGGGCACCTCGCGGTCGCCGGATTCGACTTTGGTGTCTCCTCCGGCGACGTCGGGTCAGTCGTCTCGAACGGCAACCTCCGCCAGCTATACCGGCGCACCGCCGCGAATGCGCTCGCCGTCGTCGACAAGGACACCGCACCGGTCACGATCACCAACCCCACCGGCGGCAGCTACACCAGCATCGGGGTGTGGCTCAACACCTGACGCGCTCCCGATCTCAAATCGGGTTGGTGGCGCGTGCACCGGACCAGGCGTCGGCTCTATTCCGTTGGGGTACCCTAATCCTGTTGGGCGAGGTCAAAGGAGGTGGAACGGTGCTCATAAAGGATGCGGCGAAGCAGGCAGCCGAGGAGGCACTCGACACCTACTGGCGCGGCCGGAACTTCCCAGTCGATCCGTTCGAGATCGCTGAGTCGATGGGCATCCGGGCGTCGCGACGGTTTCTCGACCCTGACACATCCGGGATGATCATTTCCCGACTGAAGACGCAGCCTGAGATCTTTGTTGAGGCAACCGATACGGAGCCGCGCCAACGGTTCACCTGCGCGCACGAGCTGGGACATTTCGTCGAGCGAACAAAGACGGCGCAGGACCTCCGCGAAGGCTTCGCTTTCGTCGACAAGCGCACGTCGAAGACCGACGCCCACGAGTTCTACGCGAACGAGTTCGCGGCGAACCTGCTGATGCCCGAGGCGGAGGTTCGCAGGCTCGAGAAGGACGGCTCGACGCTAATACGCATGGCCGGGTACTTCCAGGTCTCCGTACCGGCCATGGAGGTTCGCCTGCGGCGCCTCGGCATTGCCATGGTTCCCGACAATCAATGAGCACGTTTGGCGAGGATGACTCCGGGGCAAACTTCGACGAGACCGAGATCGCGGCGCTGGTCTCACGACGCGCACCGAATAACCAGGTCACCCCAGACACTGCGGAAGCCCTTGCCGCCGAGCGGCTCAAGCAGGACAACGGACACCGTGCGACCCTCGTTACCTGGACTACGTGGATCGTGGCCGCCACACTGCTCGGTAATGGCGGGATCTTCATCACCTATCTGGTCTCACAGTGGGGCAACGTATCTGACGCTGTGATGATCGCGTGGCTGAGTGCAACGGTCGTCGAAGTGCTCGGCCTCGCCTACATCATCACTTCCGACCTGTTCAAAGATGGATCGCCGCGTAGGTAGATTCGAGCCCGAGTACGGGCCGGGCGCCGTGACAGGTGTGCCATGATCCCAGATCATGACGACGAACCAAATCCCCGCAGTCGACCTCAAAGCCTCACACATCGGCCAGTACATCGGCCTTCTAGGCCGCATGCCGGACAACCGAACAACGGTCACCGTAGGCATCCTGACCCAAGTCCGCCACAGCGACATCGGTACCGAGATTGAGCTGAGCATCACCGACGTCGACCAAGTTCGGTGGATGGCGGAGCCCGACACGGTTTCAACGGTCAGCACTTCCCTGAAGGAACTCCTCGGCCAACTGAACGAGAAACTGGTCGAGAACGACTGAAGCTGTCCCCCGGGGGAGGGGCGAGGGGAACCGTTCGGCCGTCGGCTGCGTCCAACCCCCATGCTCCTCGACATCCTCGCGATCATCGTCTGCCTCGTTGCCGCGTGCTGGCTCATTGCAACAGCCCCCGACCTCTACTGAGGCCGGGGGCTGTAGTCGCTTTCTAGTCGTGCAAATCGGTGCGGGCACCACGGCCAGGCCGCCGCGCATTCCACTCGTCGATGGTCTCCGGCAGCCATCCCCGCACAGTGCCGCGGGGGATGGTGCCGTCGTCGTCGACCGGCCCGATCGTCACATCGGGCGCAGGGAGTTTGTACCTGCCCAGCGCTGACGGCACGACGCCGATGCGCTCGGCCACCTGCCGCTGGGACAGGTAGTGCCTGGGTTTACGCCCGGGCATTCTTGCGCCGTGCCTCGTAGATCGCCCATCCGGTGACGCCGGCCCAGACGCCCCACACTGCGAGGAGTGCGGGGCTGTAGGCGACGGCGGTGACGACTCCGAGGACGCCGGCGGTGACGGCGCTCGCTTGGACTCCTCGATCTCTCATGATGTTCATAGTGTCGCTGATGGTGGCAGAATTGGCGGCCGGTGGGCCGGGAGCTGGTTGGCGCTGCTCCCGACCCACCCCCGTCATTCGCGGTCGCGGTCCCGGTTCTGCCAGACCGTTACAGCCTGGAGAATGGCCGAGACCGTCGCGATGACGAGAGCCAAATCCACCTTGTCCATCCGCTTCACCCCCTCTCTGTACTTGTTGTTGTTCTTACACCTCAAACTATACAGTTCGAAACTGTCATGTGTCAACCCTTGCGTGGTTCCGAGTTCGATTGCCTAAGAAGCGATTGCCACTCCTACGATGCATCTCCGGACTGTGTGGTTAAGACGCAAGTTCAGAGCGGGTTCGGCTCGCTATCCACCAAAGGAGAGCGAGCCGAATTCCTCCGTTCGAACGTCAGGATGGCCGGCGGACCCGGTACTCGCCGTCGAGCCCGTGCGTCTCACTGAGTCGAACCTTTTCCGAGTCGAAGGAGATCTCAGTAGCCGTGCGGGACCCGACTCGCAACCACTGGCCATCCAATCTCACGAAGTCGCGCGGCTTGATCTCCCTGAAGAGCATCGGCACCGGCTCTGTCTCTGCGACCTCGAGCCAGTCCGCCTCAACTCCCCGGCTCCGCACCCCGCATGGCAAGGAGCCCCGACACTCGGCACTACTCCAGGCCGTCGGCCGGGCCGGCGTCTGGGTGCGATACTCCCGCTTCTGGATGAGTGAGCCGCACGCGCATGTGCCGAGGGTCTGGGTGTTTCCGGTCATCTGAACCATGCGGGAGAGCATATGTGGGGGAGTCTGCTGAAGCGGTTCCTTCGGGTACCACTTCCTTCAGTCAGTTGATCGTTCTCGCAGGTCACGAACCCGTCACTCGGGGACCATTCGAGCTGGCGTTATGTACGCTGACCTGAGGTTTTAAGGGGGTTCGAATCCCCTATCCTCCGCCAGGGCGGTGCAGGTCAGAGACCTGATCTGCACCGCCCACATCGTAAGGAACCACTTTCAGGTACCAGCGCTGGTAGATTGGCTGCATGGGTCCCCTAGCCGACGTCTGCAATCGGCCATGAAAGCGTCCATCAGCTCGCGCACACTGGCCTCCGGCCGCGAGGTTGTCCGCGTGCGGTGGCGTGAGCAGGGCAAGCAGAAGATCCAGACCTTCCACGACGCGCCCAGCGCCGAGATCTTCCGCCGCAACGTCGAGAAATTCGGGCCCGACCGGGCTTACGAGATCGCGGGTGTGATCGACTCCACAACCGCCGCCGAGGAGACCCTCGCCCAGGCCGCGACCCACCACATCGCCCACCTCACCGGCGTCGAGTCCGGCACCATCCACAAGTACGAGCGCTACGTCGCCAACGACCTCGCCGAGATCGGGCAGCTGCCGCTGCTCGCGGTCACCGACATCGTCGTCGCCGGATGGGTCCACTACCTCCAGCACGAGCGGAAGAACTCCGGCAAGACCATCGCCAACAAGCACGGCTTCCTGTTCGCCGTGTTCGAACGTGCGAAGCGGGAGGGGAAGGTGCCGGCTAACCCGTGCGAGCGGACCCGGCTGCCCCGCAAGGATGCCGCGTCCGAACCGGTGTTCCTCACCCGGGCGCAGTTCGACGCGATCCTCGCCGAACTCCCCGAGCGGTACCGACCGCTGGTGACGTGGCTCGTCGCGACCGGCATGCGGTTCGGTGAGGCGACCGCCATCCAGGTCGGCGACATCAATGCCGCAGCGAAGACGGCGCGGATCACTCGCGCGTGGAAATACACCGGGCGCGCGCAGACCGTCCTGGGCCCACCGAAATCGAAGGCCGGCCGCCGGACGATCAACCTCGCACCGCAAGCGCTCGCGGTCGTCGACCTCGACCGACCCGCCACCGATCTCGCGTTCACCACCACCCGCGGCGGCCAGATCAGATACCCCGCGTTCTTCGAATCGTGGGCAGACGCCGTCAAGGCCGTCGGGATCGACTGCTCACCGCACGACCTGAGACACACGTGCGCGTCCTGGATGATCGCCGCCGGCGTCCCACTCCCGGTGATCCAGGCGCACCTGGGCCACGAGTCCATAACCGTCACCATCGGTGTCTACGGACACCTCGACCGGTCCTCCCACGAATCCGCCGCGGCCGCGATCGGGCAAATGCTGGCCTGACCAGCTCCCAATGACTACAGGCGGTAGCCAGGCACGATCGCTGTGACGTACGGGACCACTCGACCATCCAGTTCGATGAGACGCCAGAAGACGGCCAGGTCACCGTCCACACCAGTAGGCGTCTTCACCACCACGACGTATCGAACTCTGTCGTTTGCTCGCACGGTGTGGTGCTGAAGCCACGGCTGTGTGTAGTCATTCGCCAGAGCCAGGAGGACACGGCAGAGCTCGCTATCGATGATGTTGAAGTCCAGCGGCGATGGGTAGAGCTTCTGCAGCCCACCAGTCACGATTGCGTACGCGCCGGGGGAGTAGTGGAGGTCGGCCATAGTGACGTACTCTACACCACGATTCCACGTTTCCAGTTTTCCACAGAGCCAAGATTCCAAACCGTGACAACATCCTTGTTGCCAACAAACCCTGTTAGCCCTACCGTGTAACTATGTCCCTCAAATATCGGTGACGCGTCTCCATGTCCACGGACGTATTTCCCCACCACAACCCCAACCCCAACCGCACAAAGGTGGACCTGCCCATGATTACTCAGGACACAAACGACGGTGTACTGATCGAGACCGACGGTCGTGGTCGCACTAACCTGTCGAAGCTCTCGAAAAACGGCCGATTCCTCGGCAGCGTCAAAGAAGACGGAACCATCATCCTTGAACCCGCAACCATCGTGACCGCTGCACAGGAACGTTTGATGCGTAACCCTCACGCAATCGACGCGATCGTTGAAGGTGACGCCGCCGAAGACAACCCGGTCAAGATCTCGCATGCCGACTGACTGACCGCTCCAACAGAACCCGAAAGGGCCCCGCGACAATCGCGGGGCCCTTTTCGTGGTCGCTAGCTGATACCTCCCTAGCGACGTCGCGCGGTCCGCAACCGCCGCAGCCGGTTCACCGTCGCTGGGGCGTACTCGAGCGCCTCCCGGGTGTCGCACATCTGATTGACGCGCTGCCAGAACCGGGTCAACGAGATGCCGAACTCGTCCCGCACTCGCTGCTCGAGGCTGCCCGCGTAGTTCCATCGCGCGCCCGCGAGGTCGAGCATCCGCTTCTGCTCGTCGGTGATGCGGGGCATCAGGCGACTCCCCAGTCGAGATCGAGTTGGTTTTCGATGTGCGCCAGTTCCCACGGCTCGAGGTGGGCGAGGCGGGTGCGCACGGTCGCGGGTTCGACCCAGAGCATGTCGGCGAGGCTGGCGATGTCGGGGTGGCGGTTGCCCCGCAGCGCGTCGACCAGGTCGTCGAGTGCGATCATCCGCTCGGCGGTGAGTCTGTCGACGCGCCGTTCCTCGACCTCGTCCGCGGGGATGATGCCGCGTTCGATGTGGAACGTCTCGTGACAGACAGCGATGCGCCGCTGGACCTGGCACAGTCGCGCGTCCATCCAGATCGTGCGCCCGTCCGTCACCGCGCGCACAGCGCCGGGGAGCTGGGTCCACACCACCTTCACGTGCGGGTGGTGCTCTGCGAGGTAGCGCCAGGGGTTGAACATGTCCTAGTTCGTATCGTGGGGCACCGACAAAATGTGTTGCGTGACCGGGGATTACACCGATGTCATTCCTGCCGGTGGTCGTCCGGATCCTGCGAAAACTCGTCGTCGGTCGGGGGCGTCTCGATGCCCTTCGGACCACCCGTGTCAGCAGCCAGCGGCAGGTCCATTGGCGGGTAGGCCGGCGGCTCAACGTCCACGGGTTGATTGGGGGATGTCAAGGTCGGGCGCTTAATCGCCCGCGTGGTTGTGATGCGTCGACCCGCGCTTCGGATCTGCTCTCGGCTCGGACGCGGGCGTGGCAGGCTCCCCCTGCCTCGGGTCTTCTGACCTTCAGGCGCTTCGCCCGAGCGGCCCGCAGTCGTCGGCTTCGTCGTGAGGTCATCGGTTGCCCCTTCTTCTTGGTGGGTGAGTAGTTCGTCGACGAACTCGCTGAGTTCGAGCAGTTGTGCCCGGTCCAGGCGGTTGATTCGGGACTGAAGCGTTTCCAGGTCGACGCGGTCGACGACGCCTTGCAGGATCGCCCGCACCCGTGGGTCGAGGTCGGGTGGGGACTCGCGTAGATATGCGCGCGCGACCTCAGCGTCTTGCAGCATGTCGTCCGGGAACGGGACTGTGCTGCCGTCGCGGAGGGTCACTGTCTCGTAGGAGCGCACGCCCGGGATGCTGAAGACTTCTTCGCCATGGTCGTCGGTGCCGACGTAGCCGTCCTCCTCTAGAAGAAGCGGCGTCGGCTCGCCGCCCGCCAGCACTCGTGCCGCGCTGCCTGGGACCCAAGCCAGCCCCACATCGAGCTTCCGGAGAGTGTTCTTCCGGTTTCCGGGGGTCCACTCGCCGTTCTCGATCTTGGTCAGCGTCGTGTCTGTGGGTCCACCGGCTTGGTGGACTTCTTTCTGGGTGAGTCCCAGCTCGGCACGTCGTTGGCGCACGAGATCGCCGAGGCGCGCCTCGTGGTAGCGGTCCAAATCCATGTAGCCAACAATGCCCAAAAAGTTTGGCAAACAACAGTCCACTTCGGCAAACATTGCGATCCCGCGTTAACCAGGGGCGCAGCTTACAACGGTGTACTTCTGCAGCTAGGGGCGTGTTTGCCTCTTGTTTCTGTTGAAATTGGGTCGTGTTTGCCCTACAGTTTTGGCATGGCAGCAATTACGCGGCAGAGCCACAGCAAATATCGCAATCAGCGCAAGCCGGTTGCCGTACCAATGGTCTCGCTGGCCGTGGCCCGCAAACTGAGCGGCAAGACTCTCCAAGATGTTTGCGATCACATCAACCGCGAGTTCCAGTTCGAGAAGCGTGTGGAGCGCGGGACCATCAGCGCGATCGAGAACGGACACCGGGGCGCGAGCGTCGAGATGCTCGTCGCCATCGCGAGCGCGCTCAGGATCACGGCGGACGACATCGACACCCAGTACGTGCCGCGCCGCGGTCGCAGCGACGGGGCGGTGGCGGTATGACCGCCGCGGCCTGGCGCCCGTCGACAGGCGAGGTGTGGCCGGTGCTCGGCGTCGTCAAGTACGAGCAGGGCACGGCGGACGTCGTCGTGAGCATGCCGGCGATCGACGCGTTGATCCGCCAGGTGCCGCTCGATCAGATCGAGGTGCGGGCATGAGCGCGAGCGCCGAGTTCGTATGCGAGGGCTGCGACGCCCGAGCCTTCGTCCAGTGCGAGTTCGCGGATGAACTCGACGACTTCGGACTGGAGTGGGACGACCGTCACCGCGAGTGCGTTCCGACGGTCCACGAGGTTGGCGTTGCGTGCGACTCCGGGTGCGGCCGCGAGGTCACCCACCACGGTGTCGCGGCGGCCAGCGCGGCCGAGGCCGAGAAGATCGCACGCACTCGCATGACGGCCGAAGGCTGGGAAGAGGCCGACGGGTTCCACTGCCGCGCTTGCATGTTGAAGCGGTCCGGTTGGCAGTCGCAGCCCGGACCAGCTGAGCGCGGCCGCGCGATGAGCGTCGAGGCGATTCCGGACCCGGACCAGTCGGGCATCGTCCGCGCACTCACCGCGGACTTTCATCCGCGATTCACAGACCACTCCACCCCCGAGGGCTGCGGGTGTGGAGAGCGCGACAGGGGGACCCCTCGCCCCGCGGTGGTCGCGCAGGCCGGGGCGGGGGGAACCGCCTCGGCCACCAACCTCCCGCAGAACTGAAACGCCCGCCTCGGTGCGGACACACCGGGCGGGCCAGAGAACTACCGATTGGAGAAGTTCGTGACCAACGATATCACCCCTCACAACGGTGCTAGTTCACCGTTCGACTCGATCAGACGTGTCACCTCGGAAGGTCGCGAATTCTGGTCTGCGCGTGACCTGATGCCGCTCCTCGGGTACGACGAGTGGCGCAAGTTCGATGGCGCAATCGACCGCGCCCGCATCTCCGCCAGCAACGCCGGCTACACCGTGACCGATCACTTTGTCGGCGCCGCCAAAGTTGCAGCTAGCGGGCCCGCCGCCAAGGACCACCACCTGTCGCGGTACGCCTGCTATCTCATCGCCCTCAACGGCGATCCTCGGAAGCCAGAGATCGCCGCCGCACAAACGTATTTCGTCATCCGGACGCGTGAGGCCGAGGTGTCGGCACCGGCACTGACCGGACCGGAGCTGCTCGCCGCTGCGGTCCTCGAATCCCAGCGCGTCATCGAGCAGCGCGAGGCCCGCATCCACCAGCTCGAGCGCGTGGTCACCGACCAGGCGCCGAAGGTCACCTACGTCGACACCTACGTCACCGACGCCGACCTCCTTTCGTTCTCCACGGTCGCATCTAGCAACGGCGTGAAGGAGTCCTGGCTGCGGGACCTCCTCATCGAGCGCGATTGGATCTACGCACAACAGGACTCGCGGTGGTCCGAGCAGAAGCAGAAGAAGGTCACCCGCAACCGGTACAGCGAGAAGGCCGCATTCAAGCGGTACTTCCGCCGAATTGAGGTGCATGAGGCACCCCGGTTCCGCGGGTCAGAGGTCATGCACACCCTGAAGATCACCCCGCAGGGGGCCGAGGCGATCGCCCGCCTGGTCACGAAAGTGAAAGCCGCATGACTCACATCCTCTTCGATGACGCGCTGGTTCCGATTGAGACCGAGCACGGCGACATCCATCTCACGACCGCAACCGGTGCCGCTGGCCCGCGGATCGTCCTCGCGACCGCCGGGCCCGAAACCACCGACGTCCACCTGACTGTCGCCCAGGCGTACGCGCTGATCCTGCAACTATTCGCCGCGATCTCGCGTGCCGCCAGACGACGAGGAGGAACACCGCCATGAGTCTGCACAGCCTCGACTACGTCATCGAGGAAGTGATCGGCCCCGAGATCCCCTACAGTCGACGAACTCTCGCCGAGAACCTGCGGCGCGGCGGCCGATTCGAAGGCTGCGCGCGGAAGCTCGGCAACCGGTGGGTGTTCACCGACGAAGACATCCAGAAGTTCAAGGACCGGATGCTTCCGAACCTCGATGACGATGCCGCCCAACAGAAACCGAAGCAATCCGAGCGGTTGCCGTCCGGCATGTCCCCCAGATCCCCCCGCGTCCGAAAGGCCTCACCGGCATGAACACCATCCTCGACGTCGTCCTCGTCCGGACGACCCCGACCGCTACATCACTGCTGTTCGCGGTGGTCTTCTGGGGCGCGGTGATCGTCTCCGCCGCCAGTTACGTGCCCCGCGTCGCCGGGTGGCTCACCGACGCCGACCTCGACGACGAAGACGACGACCTCGAGTTCGTGCGCGTCGAACACGGCCAGATCCCGTGAACCAATGCCGCTGCTGCGGCGACCCGTGCCGCGGCGAAGTCTGCACCGCCTGTTTCCGAATCATCAACCCATGAAGGGAAAGTCAGTGACCGACAGCAACGAGCAGGACTTCGCGGCTGTGTTCATGCAGCACGCAAAGGGCAGAGCGCACACCGAGGCGTCGAAGAAGCTCGCCGAGGTCGTCGAGGCCGTCATGGAGACCGGGAAACCGGGCTCGATCACGGTCAAGCTCACCATCTCCCGCGACAAGGACCTCGCCAGCGTCGTGAAGATCGCCGACCAGGTCGCCGCGAAGATCCCGACCGAGCCGCGCCGCTCGATGTGGTTCCCCGACGACGACGGCCAACTCCACCGCAACGACCCCAGACAAACCTCCCTCTTCGAAGACGGACCCGTCGAGAAGATCCAAGCCCCGGAAGGCAACTGACCCATGACCGACAACTTCAACGGCCACCTCGTCCAGGACGACGAGCCGCAGAAGCTCTTCCTGCTGACCACCGAGGGCGTACCCGGAATTCAGCCGGGCGTCGGGGTCTTCGCGGCCACGACCAAGGACAAGGGCCTCGAGGTCGAGACTGTCGACCTCCGCGAGTTCATCCCTGGCGTGACCGCGTCGGCCGAGGCCGGTACCCGCCTCGTCACCGACGTGCCGTCGTTCCTCGCCGAACTCGTCCGTTACAGCATCGATCCCCAATTCTCGACGCTGTGGGGTGACGAGACTAAGGGCCGCGTCGAAGCCATCTACAACGATCACGCGAACGACGGCGCCGGCCTCCGCGACAACCGGCTGCGCCTCGAACTGCGCGCCGACCAGGACTGGACCGCGTGGCACCAGCTGTCCGGCCAGTACCTCCGGCAGGAAGAGTTCGGCGACCGCGTCGAAGAACTCCTCCATACCGTCGTCGAGCCGGCGCAGGCCGACCTGATGGAGGTCATCGACTCGATCCGCGCGACCAGCAAGGGCAGCTTCGAGTCGAAGATCTCCCGTGCCGACGGCGGCCAGCAGCTCGAGTACAAAGAGGACGTCTCCACCACCGCGGGGAAGTCCGGGCAGCTCGAGGTGCCGAAGACCGTGACCCTCGCGATCCGCCCGTGGGAAGGGCTCGACACCTACAAGGTGGAGGGCTGGTTCCGGCTGCGCGTGCAGAACGGGCAGCTGTCCCTCGCGATCAAGCTGAAGCCCACCCGCTCGATCCTGCGGGCCGCCTGGGCTGACGTCATCACCCAGATCGAGCAGCACCTCGACGGCAAGCCGGTCCTCGCCACCAGGTTCGACCGATGACCGCGGCCGCACCCGCGGCGATCCGCATCGAAACGACCGCGGATCTCGAACTTGGCCGCGACCCGATCGAGGACTGGATCAACGTCGCGTCGGTGCGGCCGGCCACGATCACCCCGCTGACCCTCGACGACGGACCGGGCGCCCGGATCCGGTTCGTCGTCGACCTCGGCGCGATCGCAGACACCGCCGAGGTGATCGTCCCGTTTGCCGCTCTGGCCGAGTACGTCGACCAGGTCCGTGACGGCGGTCTCGACGGATTCGACGACGCCCTCGACCACCTGCCGCCCCGCGGGCGGTCCCGCAAGTACATCGACGCTTACACCCTCGGTGAAGTCGAAGCGCGAGGGAGAGCTGAGTGATGAGCGCACCCGCGATCCACCCCGCGGCGATCGACGCCGCGCTCCCAGACTTCGACGCCGACGTGGCGTGCGAGTTCGGCAACGACAACTGCGACCAACCCGCGGTGTGGCGGGTGCGCGTCCACGGCTTCCTCCCGTCCAGCCCGGAGTGCGCGAATCACACCCTGTGCCTGTGTGACACGCACCAGGTGGTTCAGCGGGACAAGATCGAGAACATCCTGTGGCCCGGCCCGTTCCGATGCACCGGGTGCGAACGCATCTGCCGCCAGGTGTCGGACGTCATTCTCTCGGTGGTGGCCCTGTGAGGACCATCGACGCGGTCCCCGCCGAAGACGGCATTTATGCCGGACTCAGCGACGAGCTGTACCACGCCGACCACAACTCGCTGTCATCGTCGGGCGCCCGCACGATCCTCGAACCGGGTGGGCCTGCGAAGTTCGCGAACGGCCGCGCGACCCCGCGAGCGCCGAGCGACGCATTCGACCTCGGTCACGCGGTGCACACCAAGATCCTCGGCATCGGTGGCGAGTTCGTCGACGTCGGGTTCGACGCGTGGACCACGAAGGCGTCGAAGGAGGCGCGGGAAGCTGCCCGCGAGGCCGGGCAGGTCCCGCTGAAAACGTCGGAGTACCGGCGGGTCATCGCGATGTGCGAGGCACTGCTGGCACACCCGCTGGCCGAGATCCTGTTCAGCGACGGCGATCCCGAACTGTCGATCTACCACCACGACGAACAGACCGGAACCAGGCTGCGGGCCCGCCCGGACTGGATGCCCCGCGTCGCCGCCGGCCGACCGATGATCGTCGACCTCAAGACCACGCTGAGCGCAGACCCGGGCAAGTTCGTCCGAAAGTCAGTTCCCGACTACGGCTATCACCAACAGGACCCGTGGTACCGCGACGCCGTGACGGCTGCCGGGCTCGGCGACGACCCCCAGTTCCTATTCGTCCTCGTCGAAAAGTCACCACCGCACCTCGCCTCGGTGATCGAGCTGCCGGCTGAGGCGGTCGCGATCGGCCGGTCGCTCAACCGACCCGCGATCGACCTCTACGCCGACTGCGTCGCCCGGGACCGGTGGCCCGGATACCCCGAGATCATCCACCGCATCGATCTTCCCCCGTGGGCGTACACCGCCGCGGAACACACCATCCGCCAACACGAAAGGCAACCCGCATGACCACCGAACTCTCGCACGACACCACCGCCGACAACCTCGACCTCCTCCCGGCCGCGCCCGCCGCCCGTTCCGCCGCGTCGGTCCGCCTCGCCCAGCAGGTCGAGGACATGAAACTCGCCGCCCAGTTCGCGCGCGGAATGTGCTACACCACAGCCGTTCCGGACATCTACCGGGTCACTGCGAAGGTCAACAAGGACCGCTCCGAGGACGAGGTCATCGGCAACGCGGCCGCGGCGATTATCTACGGGAACGCGCTCGGCATCGACGCGCCGCAGGCGCTGCAGAACATCTTCTCGGTCGGCGGCAGACCAGCGATCTACGCACGCACCGCCGCGGCGCTGCTGACCGGCCGCGGCTACAAGATCGCGATCAAGAGCCAGTCGGACGAGGCGGTGACGGTCATCGGTGCCGCCCCGGACGGCCGGACCGCAGAGTCGACCTGGACGATCGAGCGCGCGGAGAAGGCGGGGTACGTCCCCACGATCGACGACGCCACCGGCGACTACCGGAAGAACCAGTGGGGCAAGCTGATCGGCAACGAGAAGTACCTGACCGACCCACAGGCCATGCTCAAAGCCAAGGCACTGATGGAGGTGTGCCGAGACCTCGCCCCCGACGTGCTGATGGGATTCTCGGCCGACGACCCGGACAGCGCTATCCCGGACGACGACGGCCGCCCCCGCAGAGTGCGGAACGAGGCGTCGACTCCCGAGGTCGATGCGATGACCGAGCTGCGCGCGCGGATGGGCACGACCTCGATCGCCGCCGGGCCCACGCCGAAGCCCGCACCCGAGCCCGATGCGCCGGCCACCGAGGCGGCCGAAGCGGTGGGGGAGTCGACCGAGTCCGACACCGCCGCCCCGTCGAAGGACGACATGCGCCGGCTGAACCACCTGTTCGACCGGGCGGGGATCGGATGGAAGTCGGCCGCCGACAAGGCGAAGAAGAAGGCTGTCATCCAGAAGCTGATCGAGCGGACCGTCGAGGACGACACCCCGCTCACGGCTGACGAATGCGTAAAGGTCATCGACCAGCTCGAACAGCTCGCCGACCAGGAAGAGCTGGGCCGCCCTGCCGACTCCGTCCTCGTCGACACTGTCGCCGCGCTCCTCGAGGAGGGTCAGCCCGGGCCGGAGGAATCGTGAGAATCCTGTCGGCCTACGACGAGACGGTGCCGCCGGGTGAGCCGGTCCGGTACGGCAACGGGCAAACCCTCGTGCCGATCGAAGACCTCCACGCCGCGCAAGATCGCATCGCGCGGCTGGAGGCCGAGCTACGGCCCAATTCGCCACTACGGCAGCAGGCGAGTGTCTACCTCCGGGTGCTTCGCCATCCTGCGATTCGGCGGCACCTTCGAGAAGGCGCAGGGTCCTGGTCCGATCAGATCCTGGCGCGTATCGATGCCTTGGCGGCGGCGGATCGTGATGGAGCCCAGTCTGCGTCGCTCGTCGATCACACAGATCCGGAGCAGCTTCTCCGCGCCGCCGGGGTGATCGAGGGACTCGGCATGGACCGCGGAATCAACCATCCCGAGAACTACTGGATGTCGCCAGCCACGCTCCGGCGGCGAGCACAGCTGGCCGAGCAATGACGTCCGGGGTGTTCACCCTCGTCGACCTCGACGGCGTCCTCGAACCGGAGAACGCGACCACCATCGGCGCCGCGCTCGACCGCACATCGCATCCGCTCTGGAAACCGCGGCGCTGGCGGATCGTCGACCCCGCCGGCCGCAACGCCTACTCCGCACCACGCACGAAGGAACCCCGATGAGCGACACCAACGCCGAACCGGACACCCCGGCGAAGGGCGATCAGGTCCGGTACCAGGACCGGAACTACACCATCCTCACCGTCACCGACCTGCATTACGGCCTGGTCGACGAAACGCGCCCACCGATGGTCGACGACCAGAACGGTCAGCAGGTCGCGCACCTCGCGGTTCGCCGAGAGCAGGTCGATGCGTCGTGATCCACGAACTCAAGATCGACGAGCAGTGGTACCACCACGTCCGCGATCTCACGAAGAACGTCGAGGTCCGTATCCATGACCGCGACTACCAGGCAGGTGACACCCTCGTTCTGAGAGTGGAGTCGAAGGGCTGGTTGCCTCGCGTCGAGCGTCGGATCACTCACGTTCTTCCAGCGTCGCTCGTCGTCGGCCTGGCTCCCGGCTACGTCGCCCTGTCCCTCGACGACGGCGGCAAACTCGCCGACGCCGAGGAGCGGGCACGTCGGGCCGAGAAGTCGAACGCCCCTCTGCGCGGGACGATCACGCGGCTCACGCGCGAGATTCGCGAACTCGGGGGAGCGCAGTGACAGCCGGCGGAACTCTCGCCGCCGCAACTCTGCTCATCGTGCCCATCGCCGCTGGCGGTTTCGTGTGGTGGCTGAACCGCCGCAACGACCGCCCCGGCGAGCACAACTCCATCACCGGCACAGGAGCCGATCTATGACCTTGACCTTGACCGATTTGTTCTGTGGAGCTGGAGGCTCGTCGACCGGAGCCGTCGCGATCCCGGGCGTCACCGTGAAGATCGCGGCGAACCACTGGGACCTCGCGATCGCCACGCACAATACGAATCACCCCGACGCGGACCACCTCTGCGCGGACCTATCGCAGATCGACCCCCGCTACTTCCCGACAACCGACATCCTGTGGGCGTCGCCCGAGTGTACGAATCACTCGGTGGCGAAGGGCCGCAAGCGGGTTGGCTCACAGCCGGACCTGTTCGGCGAGATCCTTCCGGACGCGGCGTCGGAGCGGTCCCGCGCGACCATGTGGGACGTCCCGCGGTTCGCCGAGGTTCACCAGTACCGCGCCGTGATCGTCGAGAACGTTGTCGACGCGTTCCACTGGGTTCCGTTCCGCGCGTGGCTGATGGCGATGGACTGCCTCGGCTACGACCACCACATCGTCATGCTGAACTCGATGCACGCCCAGACGTTCGGGCCGGGGGCGCCGCAGTCCCGCGACCGCATGTACGTCGTGTTCTGGCACAAGGGGAACCCGCGCCCGGACCTCGGCCGCGTGGTCCGCCCGAACGCAATCTGTGCGGAGTGCGGCCCGGTCGCCGCGATGCAGGCATTCAAGAAGACCGGCAGCGCGTGGGGCCGGTACCGAGCCCAGTACGTCTACCGGTGCCCGAACGTGCGGTGCCGCAACGGCATCGTTGAGCCGCTGTACCGCCCGGCCGCCGACATCATCGACTGGACACTCGAAGGCCAGCGAATCGGCGACCGCACCCGCCCACTCGCCGCGAAGACGATGGCGCGCATCCAGGCCGGGATCGATCGCTACTGGGCGCCGACTATCATCGAGGCCGCCGGCAATACCTACGACGCGGCGAATCCGAGACATCCCGGGCACGGCCGCCCCGACGGGTACATGCGTGCCTGGCCGATCAGCGACCCGCTCCGGACCGTCCACACGACGATGTCGAAGGCGATCGCGGTCCCGGTCGAGGGCCGCGAGGGGAAGCAGGCTGCGCCCGTCGACCTGCCTATGCGGACGATGACCACGCGCAGCGAGACCGGGCTCGCGTTCATGGCCGAGCTGCGTGGCGGCGGGTCGAAGTACCGGCCCGTGTCGGATCCGCTCAGCACGGTCACCGCGTCGGGCAACCATCACGGCCTGGTAACCACCTACTACGGGAAGGGCGTTGCCCAGTCGACGGATGCCGCGCTACCGACCGTGACGACTGTCGAGCGGCACGCACTCCTGATGCGCAACAACAGCTCCAAGGGATCGGGCGCCGAGCACTCAACCTCGGTCACCGAGCCCGCCCGGACCATCACCACGAGCGGACACCAGTCGCTCCTGGACGCCGACCGCCCGACCGTCGACATCGACGACGTCCGGTTCCGGATGCTCGAGCCCCGCGAGATCATCGCCGCGATGGACTTCCCCGGCGACTACGTCGTCCTCGGGAACCGGCGCGAGCAGGTCCGCATGGCCGGCAACGCCGTCACCCCGCCCGCCGCCCGCGACCTCGTCGGCGTCGTCGCTGAAAGCCTCGGGGTCGCGTGATGGCCTTCACCGAGCACGAACTGATCCCGCCGCTGCCCGGCGAGGCAGAGACCCGCCAGCGGTGCGCCGACAACGACCACCCGCCCGAGACATTCAACCCGTGGCAGTTCCGCACCTACTGCCGGTGCGGCCGCCGCCGGTACGCCGGTGACCGGTCGCCGCTACGGCTGACGAGGGACGCCGAACTCACCGCGATCGCCGACGATTACGAGCAACGCGCCCGCGAGCGCGAGGGCGGACCGCTGGCGCTCTTCGAGGTGATCGCAAGATGACCGCCAGCCTCGAGACGAGAACGGCCCTGGCTGACGCTTCCCAACGCCGGCCAGGGCCTGACCCCCGACCCACTGCGGCTGTGGGGACGAGGACTGCGGACGACCGTAGACCCCACCCCCGACAGGCCCGCCGCGTCGGCGACGTCGTCAGCCGCCTCGAGAACAACGGCACCGTCACGTTCTGGCGGCTCCTCGACGTCCACCACGACCGGTACGGGCTCGTCGTCACATCAGAGCAGGTGCGGTGATGTCAGTAGACGGTCCCGATTCGAGGTTTCGCGGGCTTCTTTGGTGTGCCGTCGGTCACCGAAGACCAGAAGTTCGGGGAGAACAGGTGATCAACCTTGCTGGCATCGGTCACCTTGAGCAACCCCGCGTGCTCGTACACCACGGCGTTGCCACCGGGGTACGTCTCAGTGGACCCATCCGCGAACGTAACGGTCACCGTGCCCTTGAAGGTCTTCACAACATCACTCATGGGGTGGAGTTTGCCGCACGAGACCGCGCTCGGCTGTCCGTCGATCGAGGGAACATCCATGGCTGACTGCTACGTCGTTGACTTCGCCCGCCGCCGTGACGGCGGCCCGCCGCTCATCGGCCCGTTCGACGACCACCTAGAGGCCCACGAGGCTGGGCGCAGCGCGAAGGCGGGCCGGTTCGACATCCGCACCGTGTACCCGCCGGACGCCACTGACGTCACGCCCGCGGTCGACCCGTGGGCCCAGCCGGTCGGCGATGAGACGTGATGCCGAAGGGCGTGTTCCCGCGGTGCGAGCGCTGTGGATCCCGACTGCAGCAGTGGACGGTCCGCGTGTGCGCGCGATGCCGACTCGCAGACAGACAGACACCGAAGGAGGGTTCATGAGAATCCGGGCAACGAAGCCAGAGTTCTGGCGCTCCAAGACGATCGCCACCCTCGACTGGGATACCCGCCTCGTCCTGAAGGCGCTGGAATCCTACGTCGACGACAACGGCGTCGGGAAGGACTCGGTCGTGATCTTCTGCGCGGACGCCTTCCCGCACGACCTCGCGAACTCTCCCGAAATCTGCGCGAAGGTTTCGCGCAGTCTCTCCCGGTTGTCCGAGGCCGGTCTCATTGCGCGCTACAACGTCGATGGCGAAGACCTGGTGTACGTGCGCAACTGGAAGAAGTGGCAGTACATCGACAAGCCGAAGGCGGGACGTCACCCGAGACCCGACGGCACCATGAACTACCGAGAGCCGGTCGACGAGACAATCGGTGCAGGTCAGGGCGTTTCAGGGTCGGAGAATCGCGAAGAGTCTCCCGAACCGCGCGAAACCTTCGCGAAGAGTGCGCGAAAAGCGCCCGAAGAGTGCCCCCAAATTCAATCAGGGGAACAGGGGAACAGGGGATCAGAGGAACAGGGTTCTCCTCCCGCACTTCCTGAGTTATCTCACCAGGGCGGCGGCGGACTTTCGCCGCGCCGAGAGACGCGGGCGTCGAAGCGCATCGCCGACCTGAACGCGACCTCGCGCAGCGGAACCGCGAACCAGTTCGCCGTCCAGTTCGCCGAATGGGCGGGCGGCAACATTCCTCGGCAGACGCTCATCGAGATCGCCCAAGAGGTCGACATCCTCATCGTCGACGGCATCGATGCACACCAAATCGCCGAGGGCGTGAAGGCGTGGCACCGCTCAGACCGCGTGTACGCCTCCCAGATCCCGCATTTTGTGGCGAAGGCCGCCAAGCCTGTCGAGGACGAAGCGAAGCCCACCAAGGCGACGCTGCGGGCCGTCGACACCCTCGCAGCCACCGAGCGGTTGATCGCCGAGTTTCGGGAGACAGCGTGACCGCCCCGTCCGAGATGGCGATCCGCGCCGCCGGCACGGCACTCGCCCGGGCCGAGATCTTCGACGACCGCGTCACCGCCGACACCGCCCGCATCCAGGCGTGGGCCGAAGCGATGGAACCCCACGGCCTGGACCAGGCCGACGCCATCGCCGCCGTCACCGCCCACTACAGCGCGCCCGGCGCCACGACGGTCCGCGTCGGCGACGTCATCACCGCGGCCCGCAAGATCCGGCGAGAGCGCGCCGAACGCGAAAAGGGCGAGCAGGCCGCAATCGCTGCGCCCGACCGGCAGCTCGGCGGCCTCCCGATCGGCGACGCCGACGGCACCCCCATCTGGACGGCCTACGAGCAACACGACGCCATCACCGTGCCGTGCCGAACATGCCAAGCCCAGCCGGACGAGGCGTGCGTCAACCTCGCCACCCAGATGACCCGCAAGATCCCCTGCACCACGCGGATCACCGACGGCAAGAAGGCGAGCCGAGCATGACCAACCACGACGACGTCCTCGACCGCATCGACGCGGTCATCCGGGACGCCGAGATCGACGAACTCGTCGACTGGCAACTCGGCCGCGCCAGCAGTGCCGGGATCAGCCGTCCGCTGCGAATGCACCGGTGGATGCCCGGACTACCGTTCCCTCGGCCACGCTCGTCCGCCGGAGCCTGGATGGTCGACCAACTCCGCGAAGCCGATCGAATCGTGCAGCGACTGCGACATCGAGGCCGCCTGTGACCGCCACGATCGTGCTGCCGTACCCGCGGCCGCCGCTCACCCCGAACCAGCGACCCGACCGGCACACCAAGGCCCGCCTGACACGCGAGATCCGGACGACGGCGTGCTGGCTCGCGAAGAGCGCCAAACTCGCGCCCCTGCGCGAATCGGCCGTGACAGCGACGTGCACCTGGTTCGTCCCCGACCGCCGGAAGCGCGACGTCGGATCGCTCACCCTCACCGCCAAGGCCGCCATCGACGGACTCGTCGACGCCGGCATCCTGCCCGCCGACGACTGGACCGTCGTCACCGAAGAGCGCTACCGCATCCGCCTCGACCCCACCCGACCCCGCATCGAACTCACCCTCGAGGAGACACCGTGACCGGACAGAAGCCCATCGAACTCGACACGTCGGCGTACAACGTGACCTCCTTCGGGATCTGGCGCGAGCTCACCATCCGAAACGCCCTGGGAATTCAGGCGACCGAGGTCGAGCACACTGTCTCCAGTCGCGACTACCTCATCGACAAGGGGTACGAGGTCGCCGACATCGACAGGGTCGCAATCGCGTACGACCACGACTGCTACGTCTCCCGGTACATCGAGTACTTCGTGCCCGACGAGGAGCGGCCGCCGGAGCTCTCGGTCCGGGACCACCTGATCGACGTGTGCGGGTATCCCGCCGACGCCGTCGACGCGTTCCTCGAGAAGCGTGCCGCCGACGACCGCGCCCGTGCCCGGAAGCGTGCCGAACGCGAAGCCTACGAACGCACCTGGCGATACCGGGCGCGCGCTGCGATCCGCGAAGCCCGCGATCGGGCGTCCACCGCGTGGGCCGTCCTGCGCGGCAACCACGTCTGCGATTGCGAAGGGGAGTGGTGACGATGCACGAAACCGTCCGACTGAACGTCGACCCCAACCACGAACACGTCCATACCAGAGCGTTACCTCGGCCGATACGCATCGTGAACCGAGTCCCCACCCTCCACCGACCACTGCCCGCGGACGCCTCGTTTGGCGAAATCGTCGCCTACTGGCAACGCCGCATCCCCGCGGTCGATATGACCACGATCGCCCACGAAGCACTCACCGAGACTTTCGAGATCATCTGCGCTGCGCTCGGATTGGACCCCGACCAGCTCGACACCGCCCTCCTCGACGACTTCCACCCGGCTGGGGACTTCCTGGCCGATGCGCCTGAGACGGAAGCGAGGATCGTCGCTGCGCTGCACCCCAAGTCATCCGAACCCGTGCTTATCGGCAAGACCTGGAGAGCACGTCGACGCGAATGGGGTGAGCTCGCCGTCATGGGCGTCCTCTCGGCGCTGATCGTGATCATCGGCGGGCTACTCGTTGCGCTGCTTCTTGTCGTCGGAATCGGACTCTGGGAAGGACACCACCAGCAGTGACCCGCGTGACCCGCACCCCCGCACCGCGCCGCAAAGTCACCCCCGCCAAGCTGCGACGCACCCTGTACTGGCTCATCCAAGACTGGATCGACCTCCACGACACCCTGCCCGTACCCGCCGGCGCAGGCGGCGGCCGAACCTCGAACGTCCGCACCTACGGCCACCCCGCCGAATGGGCATCCGACCAGTGCCGCCAGATCGCCGACCTCTTCTGGTCGTGGCACGACCTCGAAGCCGACCGCCGCGACGAAACCCGCCCCACCCCGATGGTCGGCGAAGGCCGCCGCGTCCGAACCGAACGCCAGGTCATCGTCGCCGCCTGGCACTACCTCGAACCCCGCCTCGACGACATGCTCGCCGCCCGCGTCCCGCTCGACCAGATGCACCTGCAACCACCGTGGCTGTGGGAATGGGCCGTCGACGACGACGCCCTCGACGAACTCTTCGACACCCACCGCGACATCCGAAACCGCACCTGCAGATCCAGACCCCGCTACACCCTCCCGATCCCATGCCCGAACAGCGACTGCGGACTCCGCACCCTGCAACGCATCGCCGGAATCGGCCAGGACTTCATCGTCTGCGACGCCTGCGGCTACTCCATCAAGGACGAGCACTACCCACTCCTCATCCGCATGACCCTCGACACGCTGACCGGAGCCGCCGCATGACAACGATCCCCGTGACATGTCACACTGGTGCCAGTGACACACGTGTGTCCACAACCCTCGGCACCTACTCAGGTGGCGGGGGTTTCGTCATTCCGGAGGCGCATCACATGCCCCGAGAAGTCCCCACCCCCGACGGCATCGACTCCCTCATCACCACCACCGAAGCCGCCACCCTCTGCGGAGTGTCCACCGCCACCGTGCGGAAATGGGTGCAGCGCAACAAGCTCGAACCGTCCGGCCTCGACGACAACGGCCGCAACCTGTTCCGGCTGATCGACGTCGCCAAGGCAGAACGCGCCACCAGACAGCGAGCACGCCGATGACCTACAACGTCGACCGCACCGGCCGTGGACGATGGGTGTCCATCGCCACCCCATCCGGACTGCCCGGCACCCTGTGGACCAACGACAGCGACAGCCTCGGCTTCGACCAGCCCAGCGTCGCCAACACCGACGATGGCCCTGATCTCATCCCCCCGGACGAGACCATCCACCAGCTGATCGCCCACCACGCCGACCAAGGCCACACCGCCACAGAAGCATTCGACCTCATCGTCGCCGCACTCACCGACGACAGCAACAGCTTCTACATGCGGCCCCGCTACGGCGACCTCGAGAACTGGAGGGAACGACGTGCGCCTGCCTAGGTTCGCCTCGGGTGGGCGCGTCGACCCGAGCAGGACCAGCCTGTTCCGACCAGATCCGCAGGTGCTGTGCACCTACACGCTGCCCGATACCAGCCGATCGGAAGCGGCACGGAACCTCCTCGCCAAGATCAACGACCTCGGAGACCGCATGCACCTGCCCGAGCTACCCGACGAGATCCAGTCCGAAGACATCGTGCGCGCACTCGAGTTCCTCGGCATCGCACCAGACAAGAACTTCGAGACGGCGATCCGCTACGGCGCCGTCGAGGTCACCTACTTCCGCACCGATGCTGATGGGGAAATCCTTGCGGGTAGCAAAGGGGCCAGCAAGGTGACGACCACGATCCCAGTTCGCTATCCCAAGCGCGCAACCTGATGCAGGCCATCCCCGACAACCACTACGCCCACAAGTGGCGGATGCTCGTCGCCCGCATCACAGCAGTCAGCCAAGAGATCCAAGCCGGACACCACATCAGCGCCGAGCAACGGCAACGCTTCGAACGCGAACTCCTCCCACGCATCACCGTCATCCGAGACCTCGAGAAGTCCAACGCACGAGGACAACTCGCCCTCGAAATCGACGCCGCCGAAGCCTGCTTCTACCGCATCATGGGCCAACACTGGCGACCCCGACCAGACACACCAGCCGCACGCGAAGTCGCCCAACGCGGCCACCAACTCTGATGCCCACCGCACCCGGGCGAGTCTGCAACCGCTGCCGCAAGATCATCCCCGCCGGACAGCAACGCTGCGCATGCCGCCCCGCCTGGGAAGGCTCCAGCTACGGCAACAGCGGAACCGACCGCCGACAACGCGCCATCCGCGACCGCCAACTCCGCGACCACCCCATCTGCCAAACACCCGGCTGCACGCGCCTCGCCGTCACCGCAGACCACATACACAACATCGCCGACGGCGGCTCGAAATACGACCCCACGAACTACCAGAGCCTCTGCGGCCCACACCACGACCAGAAAACCCAGGCCGAAGCCCAACGCGGCCGCCACCGACCCCGGTAGGGGGGGCGGGTCACCGTCGAAGACATCCCCGGGGGCGGCGCCCGGCTGGGGA